GGCGTACGACCACGAGATTGACGGCGTCGTGAAGCTGGCGATGAGCGAGGCGCCCGTCGACGTGCCCAACACGATCTACTACCGCAAGGCGCTGTCGTGCGGCGACCTCGACGACGCGACGGGCGAGGTCATCCCGCCGCCGCCTGGCGAGACTGGCGGCGAGGGCGAAGGCGAAGACGAAGGTCCCATCGGCGGCACGCTGCCCACGCTCCCTGGCGTCGACAACGCGCTACCTGGCCCGCAGCCCGGCATCGACAACGAGCTGCCGCCTGAGCGTCCGCCGCTCGGCAGCACGCTGCCCGAGGGACCGGCCATCGACAACGAGCTGCCGCGTCCGAACTTGCCGCCTATCGGCTCGACGCTGCCCGAGGGGCCGCGCCCCGACAACGAGCTGCCTCTCCCCGAGGAGCTGCCGCCGTTTGGCACGACGCTGCCGACGCGCCCCGGCGTCGACAACGAGCTGCCCCCCGAGCGTCCGCCCATCGGCTCGACGCTTCCCGAGGGACCTGCGCCCGACAACGAGCTGCCGCGCCCTGGCCTGCCGCCTATCGGCTCGACGCTTCCCGAGGGGCCGCGCCCCGGCAACGAGCTGCCGCGCCCTGAGCTGCCGCCAGGGAACACCACGCTGCCCGAGAGTCCTGGCCCCGACAACGAGCTGCCTTACCCCGAGCTGCCCGAGGAGCTGCCGCCCATCGGCGTCAACCTGCCGACGCGCCCCGGCATCGACAACGAGCTGCCCCCCGAGCCGCCGCCCGCGTCTGACGACGCAGAACAGGAGCGCTGACCCATGGCCCTGCAGAGCATCATCAGCGACTCCAACCGCGTGCCTGGCACGTACACGCTCGTCTCGCTCGGCGTCGGCGTGCGCTCGGCAGGCGGCGTCACGCGCCACGTCGTGCTGTTCGGGAACATGACCGCAGGCGGCTCGGCGCTGCCGCTGACCGAGTACGACATCTTTTCCGAGGACGACGCGCGCACGTACTTCGGCCCGGGCTCGGAGCTCTTCCTGATGGCCAAGGCGGCGCTCGACGGCTGGGCGGGCATCTCGCTCAAGGCCATCGCCATCGCCGAGTCCGCAGGCACTGCAGCGACCGGAACCATCGTCTACGCAGGCACGGCGACCAGCGCAGGCACGCGCGGCGTGAGCGTGCTGGGCGAGGAGATTCAGGTCGGCGTCAACAGCGGCGACGCTGCAGCGGCAGTCGGCATCGCCGTCGCTGCCGCCATCAACGCGAAAGGCGACTGGCCCGTCACGGCCGCCGCGAACACCGGCACCGTCACGCTCACGGCCAAGCACAAGGGCCCGCGCGGCAACTTCATCGCCGTGCGCGAGCGCGCCATCGCCGGGGCGGGCATCACGGCAGTCGCGCCCGTGGGCGGCTACCTGACGACGGGCGCGACGAGCGACACGCCGCAGGCTGCGCTCGATGCCATCGCGGCGGTGCGTCGGCGCTACCTGGTCGCGCCCTACTCCGACGCCACCAACCTCGCGCTGTTCCGCGCGCACATCGATGCCGAGCAGCAGCCCGAGGTCGGCCATCGCAAGCGCTGCATCTTCGGCTCGCTCGACACGCTCGCCCTGACCACCACGCTCGTCACCGGGCTGAACAAGGCGCGCATGCAGGCCGCCTGGCAGTACCTCGCCGACCAGCCTCCGGGCGTCATCGCAGCGGGCCTGGCGGCGCGCATCGCCGCGCGCGAGAGCGCGGGCGCGAGCGGCACCGCCTACAACTTCGATGGCGAGATCCTGCCGAGCGTCAAGCCGCACTACCTCGTCACCAGCCGCCCCATCAACGCGCAGCTACAGAGCGCGCTCAACAACGGCATCACGCCGCTGGCGACCGCAGGCGACGGCACGGTGTACGTCGTCCGCAGCATCACGACGCGCAGCCGCGACACGCTGAGCAACGCGGACTACCGCGTGCTCGACACGACCAAGGTCGCCGTACCGGACGAGGTCGCAGACCGCACCGAGCTGCTCTGCCTCGACCGCTTCGTCGGCTTCAACGCGTCGCAGGACCCACCCGATGGCCAGGTCGCGCCGAGCGGCGTGCTGACGCCCTCGCTCTACCGCGACGCGCTCTACGAGGTCGCCATCGGCGCCGAGGAGGACGGCCTGCTCGAGGTCGGCAGCGTCGAGAAGAACAAGGGTCAGATCCTGACCGAGCTGTCCGAGACAGCGCCGGGCAGGTTCAACGGGGTGCTGCCGCTCGACGTCATCGAGGGCGCGCACCAGTTCGCAAACGACGTTCGGCAGATCGGCTGAGCCTCTCAGCGCCAACAGGAGGTGACACGTGGACGCGTACGAGGGCCCAGCTGAAATCTACATCGAGGCGCGCCTATTGGCCGAGGCCAACAAGGCGAGCTTCTCGATCAAGGGCAACAACAACCAGGTCTTCACCATGCGCAAGGGCCTCGCCGGCAAGTCTGACGGCGCGACCACGAGCGAGGCCACCATCGAGAGCGCCATCCCGCGCAAGGGCATGGAGTTCGACTTCAGGACGGCGGTGCTGCAAAAGCGCATCTTCACGATCGTCGTCAAGAGCGGCAACCAGCGCGTGCAGTTTCAGGGCTGGTTCGAGAGTGCAGACTGGGCCAACGCGGTCGACGCCGCGACGATGCAGAGCGCGCAGTTCATCGCGGGCGCGCCCAAGATCCTGGGCGCCTGATGCCCAAGTTCTCGGACGAGTCGGTGCGTGCGGCGCTGCGTGGCAGACAAGCCATGCAGCGCTACCCGTTTCCGGGGCAGCCCGGCATCGAGGTCGGGGTCAAGCTGCTCACGGACGCGGAGCTTGACAGCGTGCGCCTCGAGGCGGTCGAGCTGTGCAAGCGCGCCAAGGCCGAGCTCGTCGCGGACCCCGAGTTCCTCGACCGCATGATTCACCGCGAGACCATCTCGCGTGCGTTCGTCGACGTCGATGCGCCGACGCAGCCTTTCTTCAGCTCGCAGAAGGAGGTCGCCGAGCTCGACAGCCTGACGGTGCGCACGCTGTTCGAGCTGTACAAAGCGCATCACGAGGCGATGGACCCGTACACGCATTGCCCGCCCGAGGAGGTCGGAGCGCTCGTCGAGTCGCTAAAAAAATCAGCGCAGCCACTGGCGGTCTTGAGCCTCTACGACTCGTCCACGCTGAGGCACTGCGTCACTTCTATGGCGTCGATGCTGCGCGGGACGTCACCGCCACCCAGTTGATCTACTTCCTGCAAGTGCTGGCCGAAGTGCGCGAGCGAAGGAGTGGACAGTGAGCATCGAGGCGACCGCAAAAATCACACTAATCGGCGCGAGCGAAGCTCTTAAATCGCTGCAGGGTGTGACGCGCGAGACGGGCGCCGCGGGCAAGGCCGCCAAGAGCGCAGCGGACACGCAGGCCGCAGCGGCCAAGAAAGCCGCCGCTGCGCAGGAGGCTGCAGCCAAGAAGGCTGCGCAGGCGCAAGAGGCCGCTGCCAAGAAGGCTGCAGACGCGTCTATCAAAGAGGGTGAGCGCTGGGCCAAGGCTGCGCAGCAGAGCGCGATGGTGCGCATGCGCGCGCAGGAAAAAGAAGCCCAGGCCGCCAAGCGGATACAGGAAGAGGCCGCACGCGTTGCAGCGCGCGAGCTCGCCAAGGTTACGGAGGCAGCTGCGCGCGAGGCAGCTAAGCAGAAGCGCCTCGCCGAGAAGACTGCGGCAGCCGAGGCCAAGGCCAGGCGCGAGACGCTACGCCAGGTCGGCGGGCTGATGGTCACGGCAGGGTCGGGCCTCGCGGCCGGCATCGGCGTTGCGGTCTCGACGGCGCGCGGCGGGAGCAAGTCGGTGCAGGAGCGCATCGCGGCCGGCAATGAGTTTCGCGAGCGGCTGTTCAGCGTCACGGGCGCAGCGGGCCAGACCGCCGAGCAGCGCGAAGCCACGCAGGGCAAGATCATCGAGGCGAGCAAGGCAACGGGCAAAGACCAGAGCGAGCTGCTCGGCGTCGTCGAGACGGGGCACGCGCAGTTTGGCGACCTGCAGTTCTTCGCGGACAACATCAAGGAGATTGCGACCATCGCGAAGGTCGCCAACGCGGACACGGGCGAGTTCGCCAAGGCGATCGGCTCGGTCAAGCAAGCGTTCAACCTGACAGGCGAGGAGGCCATCCAGGCCGGCTACCTCATGAGCGCGTCTGCAGACAAGGGCTCGGTCGAGCTCAAGGACTTCGCGCGCGACTTCGCGGCGAGCGCGGGCATCTTCTCGATGAACACCGGGCAAAAGGGCATCGGGGGCGTGCGCCAGTTCTTGGGCGCCTCGCAGGGCATCGCGACCGGACAGTTCGGTTCGGCCGAGAGCGCCACGCGGCTCGAGCGCTTCATCACGGACGTCAACGACGTCAAGGTGCGCAAGGAGCTCAAGGGCATCGGCATCAGCAACGTCGCCGACGCGAGCGGCAAGGTCGACGTCGGCAGGCTGCTCGACCAGCTCGGCAACAACAGCAAGTTCAAGAGCGCCGCGACGCGGCAAAAGGTCTTCACCGAGACGCGGTCGCTGCAGGCGGTCGAGTCGCTGCTCGCTGCGCGCGAGCGCGAGAAGACGGGCGGCGTCGGCTTCAAGACCATCGCGGGCGTGAGCGAGGAGGCGGGGCGCGCAGCGATCAGCGGGGGCTTCGCGTCGCTCTCCCAGGAGGGTTTCTTCAAGAACCAGGTCGCGGCCGCCGAGATGCAGGCCGACACGATGAGCCACCTGGACGAGATGAACACGCAGCTCGGCGCCGTCAGTGGCGCAGCGGACACGCTCGAGAAGAGCTTCGGCGCGCTGTCCATCTGGGCGAGCAGCATCGCCGCGATGGGCGTGACGTCGGTCTTGTCCGCTGCCATCCAGGGCAAGCTGTTCGGCGGCGCAGCGGCAGAGTCGGGCGGGCTGCTGGGCAAGGCGGCCGGCGCAGTCGGCGGCGCGGCAGGCGCGTCGGCGAGCGCGCTCAGCGCGACCGCAGCGGCGGGCGGGCTCGCAGGCGGCGCCGTGATGGCAGGCGGGGCGCTCGTCGCAGGCGCGGCCGGCTACGCGCTCGGCGAGGGCATCAACGCGGGGACAAGCGCCCTGCGCGACGACAAGCAGAGCCTGAGCGACCTGCTCGCGGGCGTGCTCGAGCAGCTCGCGAGCGGCGGCCTGGGCGACGCCAAGAGCCGCATCGGCGCGACCATCGTCAACTCGGACGGCGGCTCGCGCACGATCGTGGCCGAGCTCAAGGAGATCAACGCAGGGCTGAAAGCAGCAGCAGCCAAGCCAACGGCCGGCGCGCCGAGGGAGCCGCGCTGATGGCTGACTACTTCGAGCAGACGATTCTCGAGGCGAGCCTCGCGTACGTCGAGTTTCCGGTCAGCGATCGCAAGGTCGCCACCGGCCGACGCGTCAGCCGCACCGAGTACCCGTATCGCGACGGCCAGGGCGTCGAGGAGCTCGGGCGCAAGCCCTACGTCTTCAACCTGACTGTGCCGCTCTTTCGTGGGCTCGACGTCTCGTACTACCCCGACACGTACCAGCTCTTGCTCGCGGTCATCGAGGACCCGGAGCAGCGCGGCTCGGTCGAGTACGTCGACCCGGAGTTCGGCCCGGTGCAGGTGCAGATTCTCGACTACGACGTGATGACGTCGGGCGAGCGCCGCGACGGCGTCATGCTCTCGCTGGTGCTCGAGGAGCGGGGGCTTGACCAGTCGCTGCTCAGTAACCTCACCAAGCCCGAGCTCGCAGGCGCAGCGCGCGCGAGTCTGTTCGCCACGCAGGTCGATCAGGAGGTCGCGTTCATCGACCTGCCGGACGAGGACAAGCCGCCCTTCCGGCTGTCGGACACCTGGGGCAAGTTCCAGGACGCGCTCAACACGGCGGCGATGACGGCCGACGAGGTCGCGGCGCTGCTCGACGAGGTGTACTTCGTGGTCTCGCGCTTCCTCAACTTCAGCGCCAAGGACGAGCTCGAGCGCTGGAGCCTGTTCAACACGCTGATCGACTTCGCAGGCGCAGCCGAGGACGCTGCCAACCAGAACGACCTGGTGCAGACCATCGAGGTCGTGCTGCAGGCAGACATGAGCGCCTACGACATCGCGACGCACTACCACAACGACGCCGACCGCGCCGACGAGGTCATCCACAACAACCCGACCGCCAACCCCATGCGCTACCCACGCGGCACGACCGTCCGCATCGTCACGGACGCGCAGACGCCGGCCGAGCGGCCCGGCTACGGAGCCCAACGATGACCCGCGCAAGCGCGAGCGAGGACCACGCGGAGCTCGAGTGCGAGTCGAGCCTGCTGACCAGCTGGACGAGCTACTCGTTTCAGAGCGACCTGTTCACGCCGGCCGACGCGTGCCGGCTGAGCATCGGCCTCGGCAGCTCGAGCGCGCGCGACATCCGGCGCACCATCACGCAAGCGCAGGCGCTGCTCGCCCCCGGCAAGCTCGTCAAGGTGTACGTGACGGCGGGCGGCAGGCGCGCGCTACAGGGCGCGTTCCTCATCGACAGCTGCGAGATTGCCAACGACGCGGACGGCGGCACGCAGATGACGCTGTCGCTGCGTGACCGGGCGCTACAGCTCATCGGCTCGGCAGCGGACCCGAAGCTGTACGCGGCGCACGACACGCTCGTGTCGGTCGCGCGCCGCGCCGTCAAGCCATGGGGCATCGAGGTGACGGCCGACCACGTCGCGGCGCGTGACCTGCGCCAGGCGCGCGTCAGCAAGGACAAGCTCAAGCGCCTGCAGCAAAAGGCGCGCAGCTGGGGCATTCAGCCGAGCCTGATGAGCGAGAAGATCGCCGCGTCCATCGACCACGGCACCATCACGTTCGACGACTTCGCAGGCGCGCAGGCCGGGCGCATCGACGACGCGTCCATCACGCAGACGGCCGGCACGTTTCCGTACGCGGGCCCGTACGCGCGGCCCAAAGTCGAGCGCTCGGTCGTGCCGCTCGACCGGCCGCTCACCTTCCCGTTCCGCAACGGCATCACGCGCGACGGCAACCTCATGGTGGTGCATCAGGGCATTCCGTGGTCGGGCGCGACCGGGCTCAGCTCGCTGCAGATCTACCAGCTCAAGGTCAAGGACATCCGCCCGCAGTCGGGCGAGACGGTCTGGGAGTTTCTCGACCGCTCGGCCAAGCGCAACGGCCTCTTGATGAGCATGACCCCGGACGGCAAGCTGCTCTTCTGCGGGCTGCTCTACGACCAGCACCCGAGCTACCACCTGACGCGCCGTGTCGAGGGCGACCGCACGCAGAACAACATCGTCAGCGGCGGCTCGCGCCTCGACATCTCGGACGTGTGCGGAGACGTCATCGTGTACGGGCGCGTCAAGGGCAAGGACGTGTCGCGCTCTGCGTTCAAGGGCCATGCGGTCTCGACGGCGACCGACCTCGTGCGCGTGCCGTACGTCAAGACGCTGGTCGTGCACGATAATGCGATAAAAACCGGGGCCGACGCGCAGCACCGCGCCGCGTACGAGCTCGGCAAGAGCAAGCAAGGCGCGTTCGCAATTTCGTACACGATGCGCGGACACTCCGACAGCGGGCTGTTCTACGCGCCCGACACCATCGCTCAGATTGACGACGAGGTCTGCGGCATCCACGGCGCGTACTACGTGACGGCGCGGACGTTCGCACGCTCGGCGCGGCAGGGCCCGACGACCGAGCTCAAGCTCGTGCCCAAGGGCGCCATCGTGCTCAGCGCGAACGCGTCAGGAGACCTCGCATGAGACGCATGGACGTCGGCCAGTTCCTGCAGGACGTAATCGGCTTTGCCAAGGTCGTGCGCGCGAGCGTGGGCAAGAGCGGCTCGGTCGAGCTCGGCATCGAGGCGCACGCCGACGACGCAAGCAAGGACAGCTGCGAGTGGTGGGGCCACCCGGCCATCAGCTGCCAGCCTGCAGCGGGCTCGGAGTCGCTGTTCGTCGACCTGGGCTCGGAGCGCATTGTGCTCGGCGTCAAAGAGCGGCGCTGGCAGGTGTCGGTCGAGGCAGGCGAGTGCGTCGTGCGCGCGCTCGGGCCGAGCCCGGCAGCCTACCTCAAGCTCAAACCGGACGGCACGGTGGAGCTACACGCGACGCGCATCGACCTTGGCGGCGAGGCGCTCACGACGTTCATGGCGCGCGCCGACCGCGTCGACGTGGCGCTGACCAAGCTGCAGTCGACGTTCGACGTGCACACGCATCTGTCGGCCGCGCCGAGCTCGCCCACGTCGCCGCCTGCCGTGCCGATCGGGGCGCTCGGCAGCTCGGCAGCAGACAAGGTTTACGGCTCGTAAAGGAGCAGACTCCCATGGCGTATACCGTTCCCAACCCCAACGTCTTGCTCGTCAAGGTAGAAGACAAGCTCGGCCACCAGCTGGTCGAGCTCAAGACGCGGCTAGTTGCGACTGGATTGTGGCGCGTGACTGGCAGTGGCGACGGCTTCACGGTTCAGCTGCGAGGGCAGACAGCAGGCGTTGGCGGCAGCTACGATGTGTTCACCAACGCGGTGCAGTGGGCTCCGTACATAACCTATACGTCCTCGCCGGGTTGGAATAATGGACCGGCAGGCTCTATGAGTCGGCTCGCTGCGTGGTTCATTCTCGAAGAGGTCGGCACCGGTCGCTGCTTTTTGTTCCAGCGGCATACTGGCGGCGGCGCGAACGATTCGCCGGGCAATTACACAGTCAAGCTGGCCCCGGGAGGCTTTGCCACGACAGGGGCGACGAGCACTGTGCCGCCAGCTGCCGTGGGCGCAGTCGGCACGTGGGCGGTCAACCCAGGCATCGCGTACTCCACCTTCCAGCCCCCCGAGAATGGGTACGACTTGTGGATGCAGTTCGGCGTTGCCGCTGCTCCCGATGTTGGCGGCGTGTGCCCGTTCTGGATGGCGATTTATAACCGCACAACCGCCGTGCCCGTGTGGGGGATGCTCTATGAGAGCCTCGATCTAACTGTCTCGGGTGACGTGCACCCGTTTGTCTTTGGGACGGGCGCCTGGAACGCCTCTAGCGGTTTTTTCAATCTCTTTGACAGCGCCGTGCTCTACGGCGGGCCTACTGTCGTCACGACGCGCCGGCTTTCGGCACTGTCTATCAACGGAAGCGCGCAGCCCTACCCTGGCGCCGCGCAGCCGCTAGGGCCTGACGGCAAGTGGCGCGCGATCCGACCGCCCGTCAACGACTCTTCCGGCGTCTGGGTAGGCCGCTGCAAGAACATTCTCGCGCACCCCATCAACCGGCAGTACCCGACCACGTACAACGTTTCGACAGCCACGCCGTACGTGGTGCTGGGGCAAGTGCTGCTTCCGTGGGCGACAGGCGTTGCCCCGCAGTCGAGTCCATGAACCATGGCTGACTTTGCAGACTTCGTGATTGTGGACGTCGAGGCGGTGGCGATGCCACCGCCCGATCAGGCGTTGGGCGCGACCGACGGCGTCCCGCCGCTGCTCACGCTCACGCCTGCAGGCGGCGCCATCCAGCCGCACGACGCCATCACGGTAGAGGCGACAGACAACCTGGCGCTCGCCCTCGTGACGGTCTACGCGGGCGACCGCGTCGTCTACGACGGCACGAGCTTCACGGCGGACTACCGGACGAGCACCAAGACGCTCACCGCCAGCGGCGTCAAGCTGGACGTGCGGCGCTCGCCGAGCTGGCCGGTCGGCGCGTCGTTCGTCCTCGACGCGGCGGCGCTCGACGAGGGCGGCAACCTTGCGCGCGTCACGAGCATGTTCGTGGCGCTCGACGCCTCGGCGCCCATGCTGCCTGCAGGCGGCCTGCAACAGCGCCGCCCGCGTCGCTGGATTGACGCGCAGACGCTCGACTACGTCGTCGAAGCGGGCGGGCTCAAGCAGGACGACGGCTTCACGAGCCAGGTCGTGCTCGCGCTCGCGACGCGCCTCGGCAGCTGCCAGGTCTACCCGGCGTTCGGCTCGAGGCTGCACCAGGTCAAGCGCGCCGACGAGACCGGACGCCGTCTGTCCGAGGCGTATGCGAAGCTTGCGATCGCGCACCTGAGCATCAAGGACCTGCGCGTAGTCGCGACGCTGAGCAAGAGCGCGCCCGGCCGCATCAGCCTCTTGGTCGCCGGCAAGAAGTCCGGCCTCCCCGTCAACGTCCCCTACAACGTGGAGCTCTGACCCGATGCCGCCCTACTCGATCGACGAGCTGCTCGATGCTGCCAAGGCGGTGCTGCGCGGCAGCGTGGCGGGCGTCGGCACCGAGGAGGGCACCGACTTCGACCTGACCGTCAACGCGGCCGCGCGCCTCTTTCACGGCACGCAGGTCGCGGGCGCGCACGTGCTGGCGCAGCTCGACCCGGAGCGCGCGGACGCCGACAGGAGAGACCAGCTCGTCGGCATGCTGGGGCTGAACTTCACGCGCGCTGCGACGCCTGCGCGCGGGCTCATTGCGGTCGCGCCAGGCGGCATCCTCAACGACATCTTCACGCTCAAGGCGGGCACGGAGATCGTGTTTCCGGGCGCGCTGTTTGCGGACGGCGCCGAGCGCACCTACCGGATACTGTCGGACATCGGGCATAGCTTGCGGATCAACAGCGTGTACTTCGCGCTCGGCACGGGCATCTGGAAGCTCGTGCCGAAGGTAGGCCCGACGTCGGGCACCGGCCGGGGCTGGCTCGGCGCGCGCATGGCGCTGATTCTCACGACAGGCGACCCGGCAGCCCTCGAGAGTCAGTACGTCTTTGTTCGCTCGGTCAGCAAGGACGACCAGTCGGTCGACCTGCTCGTCGCCGTGCGCGCCGCCATCAACCTGGACACCAGCAACCGGATGATCGGCTACGTGCCCGACCTTGTGGTCGAGGCCGAGTGCACGACGCCGGGCGCGGCCGGCAATGCGCCCTACGCGGTCCATGCGTACGTCGACGAGACCGTCGGCGTTCAGGAGGGCAAGCTCGTCGCGACGCTGATCGAGATGAGCGGCGGCGGCGATGCCGTAGGCGACATCGACGTGGACAGCGCGCGCGTCTCGGCGCGCATCGAGGACACGCTCGCGATGCCGCCCGGCTACGGCAACGCGCAGCACTGGCGCGAGCTCGCGCTGTCGTGCCCCGACGTCGACCTCGACGACGTGCTGGTCTATCAGCACGTGCGGGGGCCCGGCACGATCGACCTGGTCTGCATCGGTCGCCGGGGCAGCCTGCGCGCGGATGCGTACCCGGCTGTCAACTCAAGCTTCTGCGGCTGGGGCAACAACAGCCGGCGCATCGGCGAGGCGCAGGCCGCGCGCGTCACCAACTGGTGCAGGTCGCAGGCGAGCTACTTCGACGACATCCTGGCGCGCTCGGTCGAGTGGGACTGGCGCGGCAACAGCTACCCGTTCGAGAGCTACGCGCGCGGCTTTCGCGAGGCGACCAGCGCGCTCGAGCTGTCCATCGAGGCGCAGCCGGGCTTCGGCCCAGACTGCGGCAAGGCGCTCGACGTGACGCCCCACGCGCGCCACCAGACGCGCCTCTACGCCGCCGTGCTCGACACGCAGGTCGACCCGAGCCTGCGCGTCGGGCAGCGCGTCTGGGCGACCGTGGGGCACCTCGGCGCGGACGGGCGGCACGCGTTCGCGACCGTCGTCACGCCCATCGTGAACATCGCGGGCGACCGGACCTACGTCGAGATCGCGGACGTGACGGTGCTCGGACCGGGCGGCGAGTTTGTGCTGCACGTGCTGCGCTGGGGGTCGGCCGGTCCGCTGACGCAGGCGTGCGTCGATGCGGTGTTTGCGTACTACGACGCGCTCGGGCCGGGCAGCTACCTCGAGCCGCCGCACAGCGCCAACTACGTCGCGCACTACTCGAGCGACATCGCCCCGATCGAGACCGGGCAGGCGGTCACGCGCTGGCCGCCCGAGGGCAGGCGCTGGGCGTCGAGCCTGCGCGCGAGCGAGCTGCGCGCCGAGCTGCTGCGCATCGAGGGCGTGAGCGACGTGCAGCTCTACCCGGTCGGCGACCCGGGCGGGCTCGTCGACTTCGACCCGGTCGTGTTTTGCACGCTGGCCCTAACCGGCGTCGTGCCGAGGAGCGCTTAGCCCATGGCAATCGAGTTTCCAGCGTACGACCGCGGCGAGCTCGAGCAGCGCGGGCGCGACCTCATCAGGACGCGCCGGCGCGGCGCCGACGTCTCGGACAAGAGCGATTTTGACATTACTGCGCGCCTGCTCGCGGCGCTTGCCTGGGGCATGCAGGAGCAGGGGCGCGTCGCGCGTAACCTGCTTGACCCGCGCCGCGCGTTCGGCCCCTACCTGGCCGAGTTCATGGCCGAGCGCGGGCTCGGGCGTGACCTCACCGAGACGACGACGACCGCCGTCAAGAGCACGGGCCGCGTCATCCTGCGCTCGACGACGGCAAGCCAGACGCAGCCGGCCGGCTCGGTGCTCAGGCACGCGGACGGCACGACGTACACGCTCGACGCGGCCGTCACGACGCCCGCAGCGGCTACGAAAGTGCTGCGCTCGGGGCAGCGCAGCGGGCGACGCAGGCTCTACCAGGGGCACCTCGGCGCGGGCTTTGTCGCAGCGGCGGTCGGCGAGGTGTACCTGAGCGCAGGCGGCGAGCTGTGCGCGCTGCTCGACGTCGAGAACGGCGTCGCGCTCAAGCGCTGGCTGTTTGACCTCTACAACGAGCTCGACGCGCTGCCGGCGATGCACACGACGTTCACGCAGCAGCTCGGCGCGGTCGGCTCCATCACGGCGCAGGTTGCCGGCCAGCGCGGCAACAAGGACCCGAAGGACGTGCTGACGCTCGTGTCGCCCGCAGGCACGATGCTCGCCGAGGCCAGCATCCTGCGCCTGTCGGGGGGCCTTGACGCGATGGACTCAGCGTCGCAGCAGGGCGCGCTGACGGCGCTCTACGGCGCGCGCACGGGGGTCGGCACGCTCGAGGACATCCGGCGCATCGCGCTGAGCTACCCGCGCCTATCGCTGCGCGAGTGCTACGTCGTGCCCGCGACGAGCGGCCTTGGCACGTACACGATCCTTCCGGTGCTGGTCGAGGGGCAGTACGTCGGCGCGGCGCAGCTCGGCGACCTGCTCTCGTACGTCTCGGCGCGGCTGTCGCCGGTCGACAAGGTCTCGGGCGCGCTCGTGTACGAGGTGCTCGACACGTCCATCGACTACCTGAACATCGCGTGCGCGGAGATCTACGCGCCCGACTGGAGGCTGCCCGACCAGGGCGCGCGCGGCGTGACGGTGACGACGACTGGCTCGAGCTCGCTCGCGCTCAGCGCCGTGTCGGACCTCGCGGTCGGCGACCGCATCATCGTGCACGCCGCGACCTCGGCCGGCGCGTACATCTGCCAGCGGCGCGTGAGCTCGCTCGTGGGGCTGAGCGTGGGGCTCGAGACGCCCCTGCCCTTTCCGCCTGCGCTCGGCGCGTACGTGACGCCGGGCGGGCCGCTCGCCGATGCCATCATCGAGGCCGCGTCGAGCGCGTACGAGCTGCGCGCGCCGAGCGTGAGCGACACGGGGCCGCAGGTGCGGCTGCCCGCGAGCATCGTCTCGAGCGACCCGGACGCCATCGCGGCAGCCGTCTCGCGCGTGCCGGGCGTCGTCGACGTCGCGCGCATGCCAGGCCCCGTGCCGGCGCTCGTGCAGGCAGGCGGCGTGCTCGTGCCCAGCTTCATCATCCGCATGTACACGGAGGTCTGAGCATGGACCTGGGAACACTCGACGCGCAGGGGTACTTCGAGCTGCTGCAGCGGCTCGAGGGCAGCGGGTATGCGAAGGACGAAGACGGCGTGCGCGCGAGCGAGCTGCGTGCGTGGGCCGAGATTGCGGCGCGCGCGACCGAGGCGCTCAACGACGCCACCAACAACCTGTTCTTGCAGTCGGCGACCACGACGCTCGACCTGATGGAGCGGACCTTGTTCTTGCTGCAGGGCTCGAGCCTGCCGGTGGCGCAGCGGCGGGCGCGCCTCCTCGCGTACAAGCGCGCCTCGCCGCTCAACGAGGTGCGCATGCGCGCGTCGTTCGGCACGCACCTGGCGTCGTTCACGGGCGTGACACAGCGCCCGAGCAATCCGCAGGCGGTGCCGCACGGCGCAGCGCCTGCGACGGGGCTGCTCGTCGGCTCGCTCGAGCCGCTGGCGATGCAGCCCCAGCAGCAGCAGGACCTGTCGCTCGTGCTCGGGCGGGGGCTGCCTGCGCGCGCCATCTCGGGTGGCGTGGCGCAGCGCGACGCGGTCTGGGGCGACGCGCTCTTGCCCGCTGCCATCAAGCTCGTGCCGGCCGTGACGGTGCCGACGCAGACCAAGCATCGCAGCGCGCCGCTCGAGTTTCTGCCCGGGCAGCGGGTCACGCGCGAGGACTGGCTCGAGCTGCAGAGCATGCTCTGCCACAAGAGCTACGGCTTCACGCTCGACCAGCACAAGCAGGGCCGCACGTTCATGTGCTTCATCCCGGCGCTCGGAGCCGGCGCGGCGTACGAGTTTCCCGAGCGGGCGATCGGAATGCAGAACCGCTTTGTGCAGGCGTGCGGGCTGGTCAGCAACGCCATGCTGAGCGACCCGACGCTGGCTGCTGACGCAGAGCGCGTCTGGCTGCCGACGAGCAAGCTCGGGCCGGCAGGCGGCGGCTACAGTCCTGCGCTGCTGACCGTCGAGCAGCCGCCCGTGGTGACGGGCATCGTGCTGCGTGTGAACGCGAGCGGCGGGCTCGAGGTCGCCAACACGGGCGGCGCTGCCAAGGCCGTCGTGCTGATGGTGCGCGTCACGGCGGCCTACGTGCCCGGCTCGGGGATAAGCACGCAGCCGTGGATCGACGCAGTGCAGCCGAGAAGCGCGGACGTGAGCGAGCTGTACCTCGCGCAGGTCATCGCGGACCTCGACCCGGGCGAGTTCGACGACGCGCCTGCAGGCGCGCTGCGCCGCGTCGTGTCGAGCGGGCCGCTCTTTCACGCAGCCGGCTACGTCGTGCCGCAGTGCGTCGTGCTCGACACGTCCGAGGACTGGCGCAACCGCTATGTGCAAGTGGCGTCGACCGGGCACTACGACGCGCTTGCTGCCGACTTTCCGGCGCCGAGCATCTGGGGGCAGATTGCCGGCGAGTCGCAGGCTGCGTTCGCGCCGCGTCTGTTTTACACCGGGCCGGGCAGCGCCTCGGGGTCGGGCGTGCAGGAGCCCTTTCAGCAGCCGCTGACGCACGCGCTGAAGAACACGGGCAGCGGCAACGGCAAGGCCCCGTCTGACATCTGGCTATTTGCGCGCGACACGGACGGCGCGCTGATGTGCGAGATGAAGCAAGGGGTCAGCGCCAACCAGGCCGCGTCGATGCTTGCGCTCGTGACCGCGACCGAGCGCAAGGAGACCGGCATCAGCGTGGTCACGCGCGTGCCGGTGCACGCGACGCAGGTGCAGACCATCGACCTCGAGCAGCCCCAGAACTGCGGCGTGTACGCGCAAGGCCAGCAGGGCAACGTGCCGCGCTACCGACTGGCAGACCCAGCGCCGCGCGCGCTGCCGACGTGCCCGCCGCTCGGCGTCATCGCGGACGGGGCCTCGCCCGTGCGCCCGGTGCGCTGGCTGGTGCGCGAGCGCCTGGGCGCGGCAGACGACGGCCTCTACGAGGTGCGGCAGAAGCTGCTCGGGCAGCGGCGGCGGCTCACGTCGCTCTGGTGCCTGGCGGGCACGACGACGCCGCTTGACGACTTCAACATGCCGGCGCAGCTCGCGGCGGGCGCCATCGACCAGGCGGACTATCGCGACCGCTTCGTGTGGGTCGAGGGCCGGCTCAGCGCGAGCAACATCACCGTCGCGGCGACGACGCAGATCAGCGACGCGGCGGCGACGCCGTTTCTGGCGCTGCTCTACACGGGGCCGAGCACCATCGAGAGCGAGCTCGCGCTGACCTCGCAGGGGACCTACAGCGTGCTCATCGCGCCGCAGGTCTGGCTGCAGTTCGAGTTCACGCGCGGCAAGCCTGGCCAGGGCTTCCACTCGCGGCTCGTCGTGCAGAACAAGTCCGCCGCCGACGTCTATGTCAACTGCAGCATCGAGGCGTCCGGGTTCTTGGGCCTGACCGATCGGCGCGCCGCGGGGCAGCCCGTCTAAGCCGCGAGGTCGCACGCCCGGCGCCCTTGTTATAGGCGCGCTGCGTCTTGTGGGCATGCTGCTCGGCGAAGGAGCGGCCCATGACCACGACTGCGCAGCGGCGCCAGGACTCGTACGGCCCGGACCAAGCGCCCTACGCTGCAGCGTGCATGCGCGGCGCCGTGCGCGGCGAGCTGTATCCCATCACCGTCGCGACAGGCAGCAAGACCTTCGTCGTGCCCGCCGAGTGGAAGGGCGCGTTCGTGCGCATCCAGGCCGAGGGCGGCGACGTGTTCTACGCCATCAGCTTCGACGCGACGCTGGCCGTCGTCGACAAGGCCGCGCTCGCGACCGTGGCGGGCGACCCGGCCGTGCTCACGCCTGCTGTCAACGGTGCTGGCCGCATCGCCAAGGACCAGTGGCAGGACATTCCGTTCCCGCCGAACGCGACGACGTTTGCGCTCGCGGGCAGCGTGGCCGGCGTCGCGCGCTGTCACCTCGCGGAGAGCTGACCCGTGAGCATGCAGCGCACTCGCACGCGCGCGCGCTTCCGGCGCATCCCGGAGCTCGCGCGGCGCACGCCTGGTGGACGCAGCGGCGGCACGGGCGGCGGCGGCGGGTCGAGCGGCAGCAGCGGCGACGTGGGGATGGTCGGTCTGAGCAACTTCTCGGCGGCCAACTTCATGATGACTGCGGCGGGGGGTGGCGAGGCGGGGGTGGCGAGTGGGTTTCTTGTGGCTGCGCTGGTTCGTCTGCTAGCGATTCCGGGCTCGCTTCCCCATGTCATTACTGCGCGAACGGGGCCAGGAATCGCTTCTGGCAACTACCTGCGGTTTGACGGCAACGGGAAGTTTACCTCTCTGTTTGCGATCGATGGCGTCACCAAAGGGCCGTCCGGCCCGCAACTCCTCACGAGCGACATTGGCCGCATTCATTTGGTTCTGGCGTACCTCGACGCCGCGAGCGCTGGTCTGTGGGTTGATCGCGTAAAAGCCACGCCTATCCCCGTCAATCCGGCAACGTATTTGCCCGCGTCTGCTGGAAGCAAACAGACTGTTGGAACGTGGGAGCATGACCTGTCCCAATGCGCTACGGCAGTCTCGATCCTCGACGTCGCGGCCTATCGTGGCTTGCCGAGCGATGCGCAGGTGCTGGCGTTCTTCGATGCTGCGCGCTCGCTAGGCGGCCTGCCCGACTCGCTAGGCAGCGCAGGGGCGCACCGCTGGTCTGCACGCGACGAGCTACGCGGCACCGTCGTCGTCGACGGGCAGACTGCACCGGCGCAGCTGACCGACACGGTCACGCGCGCGCCTGTCGATGCGCTTGTGCGGCAGGGGTCACCTGTGGTGCGGGTGATTGACCAGTCTGCAGACGGGCGGCGGTTGTTGGGGGCGATGGGGTTTAGCGCCAGCAACTATCTGCAAGCGCCACCAGGCAAGGGCATCATCGGTGCGCCCAACGCGCTGACAGTGCAGGCGCTTGTCATTCCGCCAGCGACGGGCGGCAGTGGCTACGCCGTCGCCACGCTGACGACGGGCCTTACTGGTTACCAGCTACAGGTCACGCCTACGTCCATCACGTTCTCGATTGCCGATGCCGCAGGCGCTGCAAGTACGATTGTCTACACGGTCGACAACCAGCGGTCATTCTTGGCAACGGGGACGTGGGACGGCACGAACATCCGGATCTACAAGGACGACGTGTTGGGCGGTACGCAAGCGGTTGCCGGGTTTACGCCCGGCACCACAGCAATGCGTATCGGAGACAGGCCGCACCCTACGGGTTCGCCGTTTGCTGGCGGCGTGTGTGGCGCGCAGGGCGGCGACTTCGTCGCCTCACTCGCGGACATTCAAGCGAGCTATTCAGCGTGGGTCAAGACGGGCAAGCCCGGTGCACTACCGGGGGCACAGCACTACTACGACTTGACCACCGACATCCTCGCCAGCGGCGTCGACGCAGTGCCGGCTGTCGTGCAGGACCGCGTGGGCACGGACCACCTGACGCGCGTCGGCGGCGTGTCGTGGGCAGGCGGCCTCACCCTCGCCCAGCGCACCGAGCGGCTGTGGAGCTACGAGACGAGTCCGATCTGGTACGCCGTCAACGCGTTCACCGACGCGGACAGCTACACCTCCACGGACGGCGTCACAGGCAACGCGGCGGGCTGCTGGTTTGGCGTGCCGTTCGTGGTCGAGTCGCAGGTTGTCGCCTCGCAGACGCGCACGCTCATCGGCAAGGGCGCTGCCGGCCGGGGCTGGTCGCTGAGCTCGGCCGGCACCAACAGCTCCCTCGGCAGCGTGCTCTTCAGTGGCGTCGGCGCGCCCACTAACGGACCCGTCATCGTCGTGGCTGCAGCAGACGTCGGCAAGCTGATGCTGCTCATCGTGAGCTGGGACGGCGCCGGCAAGATTCACGCGTACGTCAAGCGCACGGAGTCGGGCACCGGCGCCACGATGACAGGCTTCACGCCGGCCGCTCCGGGCGACCCGTTCACGCTGGGGCGCCATCCGTTCAACGCTGCGCAGAACGCGTCCGGCATTCGCATTCTCGGATGCATGGGCGGCACGGGCGTGCCGAGCCTTGCTGAGGTGCAAGCCGCGCACGATGCGTTTTTGGCGATCGAGGACCTGGTCGAGATACCCGGCAAGACCGACTACCTCATCTCGATCAAGCAAGACGCCATCGCTGCAGGCGGCGCGCTGCCGACCACGCTCGTCAATCGCAAGGGAGCAGGCGGCCTGAGTAAGGTCGGCGCCCCGCAGCTCGCACCCATCTACGCACGCGCCGCCGCGTGGTGACCGGAGGCTCGCGATGGAACGGATTGTCCTGACGCCCGAAGAGCAGACCACCGTCGACGCGTTCAAGGAGCGCTACCCGTACCTCGATCCTGACGGACTCATCTACGAGGGCAGCAACCTGGTCGTCGACGACAACCTGCGCGTCGACGACCAGTGGGACTGCTGGGTGCTCGGCGGCGAGGGCGGCCTCGTCTGGAGCTACGTGCCGGCCTGGGCGCTGACCCTGCCCATCGACCTCGTGCCGTACGTGACCGACCGCATCGGGCCTGCCGGCGAGACGATGCCTATCTTCGACCCGCTCGAGGCCACGCCGCACGACAGCGAGTGCGAGCCGCTCATCACTGCGCTGCTCGCCCAGCGCGCGCCGCGCCGTCCGTTCGCCGAGGCGCTGCGCGACGCTGTGCGGCGCCTGCCCGAGCACGAGCAAAGGCACTGCCTCAAGGTCCTCGCCAAGCTGCTCGAGCGGCCCAGGCCCCATCGCTACCCACACCCACGAGGCCCGTGCGAATGAAACAGCTCCTCACAACCTTGCTGGTGCTGCTCGCTGCCACGGTCGCGCGCGCAGAGGCGCAGGAGACCGTGACCCTTACCTGCGTCGTCACGGACGGCAGCGTGCCTGCTGCGCCGGACGCAGGCGTGCCGCCCGTGGTCGACAGCGGCGTGCCGCCCATCGTCGACGCAGGCCCGCCGCCCATCGGAGGCGCGCGCCCGCCGACCTCTCGCGGCGAGGGCTTTTACGTGGTCGGCTCGCATCTGTTCGACGCCAACGGGCACGAGCACAGAATGCGCGGAACCAACAAGACCCATCAGGACAACTGGGGGCCGGGCCTCGGGCACACCGCGAGCAACACGACGCGCTGGCTCGTCTACTTTGCAGACGACCCCGAGCGCACCATCGCGGACATGCAGAGTCCGAACATCGGCGGCACGACCGAGTTCGGCCGCGCAGTGCAGGTACCGGGCTTCTGGGATGGGACCTGCAAGTCGGACCCCGGCACGTTCGAGACGATGGTCTCGCGCTGGGTGCGCGACGCGCGCAAGTACCAGGGCTTCGAGCGCTACATGATTCTGAACATCGCCAACGAATGGGGCGACGAGCCTGGCAAGTGGCGCGATGCGTACGTGTCCGCCATTCCGCGCATCCGCAACGCAGGCTGGCACGGCGCCATCATGGTGGACGCGCCGGGCTGCGGCCAAAACGCGCAGGCCATCGTCGACCATGGGCGCGCTGTGTTCAACGCGGACCCCGAGCGCAACGTGCTCTTTGACTGGCACATCTACGGCATGGTCTGCGACTCGCAGGGAGGCGTCCCGCCGCAGTGGAACGGGCAGCTTGACCTCGTGCCCACGATGGACCGCCTACGCGACACGGGCCTGACGGTCGTCGTCGGGGAGTTCGGACCAGGCCGCGGCATCGGGCCGTCGCCGACGAACGTCACGCCCGAGCGCATCATTGACGTGAGCGAGAAGCACGGCATCGGCTGGCTCAGCTGGTCGTGGGAGGACAACGACCAGGCCAACGCCAAGTGCAGCAACACCAGCTTCTGCCACGTGTTCGACACGAGCTCCGCGTCGATCGCGCCGGACAACCTCACCGACTTCGGCAAGGTGATGGTCGCCGAGTGGACCGCCTACGCGCAGCCGGCGAGCATCTTTGGGCCGACGCAGCAGGCGTTCAACACGACCCACTACCTGCTCTTGCTGGTCGCGGTGCTGCTCTTTGTCCTGCTTGTCTGGCAGGTCGTGCAGGCCGTGCAGCGCTATCGCGCGCGACGCAGGCAGCGCGCTGCGACCGACCGCGTCATCGACAGCGACGAGTAGCAGTGCGCAAGAACCTGCGCGTCTTGTACAGCGACGGCGAGCCGCTTCCTGCGTGGGGCGAAAGCGAGCGCGCTGAGCTGCACGCGTTCGTCGACAATGCCCTGTGCGCGAGCGACAGCATCGCGGTCGTGGCGCTCGAGCGCGACAAGCGGGGCGTGCGCTTTGCCAAGAGCTACCGGATGCAGCGTGGCGTGCGCACGTCGCTCTACGAGCTGGTGGGCGCGCTGCAGGGGGCGATTGCAGACTGGTTCGAGGGCGGGTAGCCGTGCTGGCCGAGGACTTCGAGACGCGTCGCGCCCTGTACGCCTCGAGCGGTGTGCTGCTCGACTCCGAGCACGGGCGCGTTCGGGTGGTCGAGCCGCTCGACCGACCTGTCGTCGCGCTCGGCGCCGTGAGCGCGTGCGCCGTCCGCATCGACCTGCTGCTGTGCCTGCGCGCCGTGCGGGGACGAGCTCGGACCTGCGCCGTGCGCCTGGTGCGTGAAGTCGCGCGGGTGGCGCTACTGCCGCGAGCACGAGTTCGTCGAGGCGCTCGAGCGTGCTGCGCGCTGTGTGACCGACCAGGGCCGCGCGTGGGACTGGGCGTATGCACTCGGGTACCTCCACTCCGATGCGCGCTACGCGTCAGGTCACTGGGCAGGCGAGCCGGCAGCCTACGTGCGGGGCTGCAGCGACGACGCAGGCGACTACGCGCGCGCTGTCTGGGAGGCGCTCTGAGCATGGGCTTCCGCGACCTCAAAGCCATCGGCGAGATGTTTCGCGAGCTCAGCCAGGGCGCGCTCGAGCAGGCGCACTACGACGCGTACCAGCGCAAGCTCGCTTATAAGCGCGAGTGGTATCGCTTCAATCGACAGCGCGTCTGCGCTCACCAGCACGCGTACTACCGCGCCAACAAGCCGCGCATCAACGCCTACGACCAGGCGCGCAAGAACACCGACGCTGCGCGCGCGCGACGTCGGCAGCGCTACCGCGCCGACCGCGAGCGCATCCTCGCGAGCCAGCGTGCGCGCTACCAGAAACAAAGGACCCGACCATGAGCAAGACGACCGCAGCACGCAAGCAAGAGGCAGAGCCCGCAGGCCCGCTCCAGGTGACGTACAGACCGCTCGCTGAGCTGATACCATTCGCGAGAAATTCGCGGACCCATAGCGACGCGCAAATCGCCCAAATCGCGGCGTCGATCAGGGAGTTCTCGTTCACCAACCCAGTGCTGACCGACGAGCTTGGCGGCATCATCGCAGGGCACGGGCGCGTGCTGGCGGCGCGGCAGCTCGGGCTCGCCGAGGTGCCGTGCATCGAGCTGCGCGGACTGAGCGAGGTGCAGAAGCGCGCCTACGTCATCGCGGACAACAAGCTCGCGCTCAACGCGGGCTGGGACACGGAGCTGCTCGCGGTCGAGCTGCAAGGGCTGGCGGACGAGGGGTACGACGCGCTGCTGACGGGCTTTGACCAGGGCGAGCTCGACGAGCTGCTCAAGGGCAGCGAGGGCGCCGACAAGGACATGCTCGGCGACAACGGCTTCGAGCACGAGTCGCAGTACGCCGTCATCGTCACGGCGGCCGACGAGCAGGAGCAGCAGCAGATCTACGAGCGGCTGGTCGAGCTCGGGTACACCTGCAAGGTGGTGAACGTGTGAGGGTCGTCGTCGAGAATCGCTGCAGCGACTATGCGAGCTACCGCGCGGCGCGCGTGAAGTCGCTCTTCAACGCAGAGTCCGGCTGCAACTTCGACCTCACCGCCGAGCTGCCCATCGAGGCGCTCGACTGGAAGCTCGGGCTGGTGGTCGGCCCAAGCGGCAGCGGCAAGACCTCGCTCGGCCGGCGCATCTTCGGCGAGGGCGCGCTCTACGAGGCCAAGGGCTGGCCGAGCGACAGGCCCATCGTCGACGCGATTGCGCCGAGCGCCGCGTTCGACGACGTCACCAACGCGCTCGCCGCCGTGGGCCTTGGCTCGGTGCCGACGTGGCTCAGGCCCTACCCGGTGCTGAGCAACGGCGAGAAGTTTCGCGCCGACCTCGCGCGCATCGTCTGCGAGCAGCCCGCGCAGGTGGTGGTCGACGAGTTCACGAGCGTGGTCGATCGGCAGATTGCGAAGTTCGGCGCGCTCGCGTTCGCCAAGTCTTGGCGACGTACGCCGGGGCAGTGCGTGCTGCTGTCCTGTCACTACGACATCGTCGACTGGGTCGAGCCGGATTGGATCTTCGATACCGCGACGGGACAGTTCGCAGGGAGGTCGGTTCGGCGACGCCCCACGTTCGAGCTCGTTATCCGGCAGACGGACCGCAGTTACTGGAAGCACTTTGAGCCGCATTACTATCTGAAGCTGCCCTCGATGATCGCAGGCACCTACTACGTCGGCACGGTGGACGACGAGCTCGTGGCGCACGTCTGCTTCGACACGTGCGCCGGAATGAGGGAGGCGCGCGCGTCGCGCCTGGTGGTGATGCCCGAGTGGCAGGGCGTCGGCATCGGCACGCGCTTCCTCAACGCGGTCTGCCGGATGTGGCGGGAGGGGCGGAACCGATACCACAGGCCGATGACCACGCGCTTTCACACGACCCATCCCGGCCTCTGCGCCGGGCTGCGCCGTGACAGAAACTGGACGCAGATCTCGGCCGCGCTGACGGGCTGCAACAAGGCGCGCTCCGCGAGCACGATGAAGCGAGGAGCCGTTCCCGTCGGCTACGGCGGGCACTATCGCGCCATCCAAGGCTTTCGCTACGTCGGAGAGGGCGCGTGAGAATCTACCTGTGCGGACAGCGCTCGTTCGGCCGCGCCGTGCTCGCGATACTGCTCGAGCGCGGCCACCAGCTCGCGGGCGTGTCGGCGCCGCCCGCGCACGGCGACAGAGAGGACGCGCTCTGGGGGCTTGCCACGGACGAGCGCCTGCCGCGCCTGCCTGCCGGCGCGCTCAACGCCTCGACGATGCCGCCCGACGTCGACCTGATCGTCTGCGCGCACAGCCACGACTTCGTCGGTCGCGGGACGCGGCTGCGCGCGCGGCACGGCGCGCTCGGGTACCACCCTTCCCTGCTGCCGCTGCATCGCGGGCGCGACGCGGTGCGCTGGGCAGTCAAGATGGGAGACCGCGTCACGGGCGGCAGCGTGTACTGGCTGAGCGACACGGTCGACGGCGGGCCCATCGCGGCCCAGGAGTTCGTGTTCGTGCGGCCGGGCGAGACCGCCCCCGAGCTCTGGCGCCGGGCGCTTCACCCGCTCGGCGTCGCGCTGCTCGCCCGCGTGGTCGACGACGTCAGCGCCGGGCGCGCGGCGCGCGTGCCGCAGGACGAGGCGCTGGCCACCTGGGAGCCGTCGATGGGCCGGCCGCCGCTGCGCCGGCCGGACCTGACCCTGCTCCGCGCCGACAACCAGGCGCCCGATGAAGGCCCCGCGCTCGCGCCAGGAGCCGCCGCGCCGGCCGTGCGGTACGGGGAGCTGCCCCTCGTCGGATCGCCCGAGTGGGTCGCTGCTAGCGCCCGACGCGCCGGAAGCTCACGACCCACACCAGGGGATTGCTCGACCACGGCGCACGGGCCGCGTTGAGCGTGTCCCAGAGCGTCGCGTACGCCTCGGCGCGCGCCCCCCACGGCGGCTCGCCGATGCCCTCCGCAGTCGCGTCCGGCTCGGTCAGTGCCTGCAGGGGCTCGACGCGCACCGCCGTCACCTCGAGCGACAGGCGCGACGCCCAGCGCGGCATGTGGATCGACGGGCGCCAAGGCGAGTCGGGCTGCTCGCCGTCGCCCCGGAAGCTCGGCCACGCGGGATGGTCCGCGCGGAACGCGACGCCCGAGAGGTCGTCGCCGGCCCACGACTCGCGGACCCACAGTCCGTCGCCCGGCTCGCCGAAGGGGCACGGGCGGCGGTCGTAGCCGGCGCGCACCGGCCGGCGCGTCTGCGTCTTGTCGCCGTCGAGCAGAGCGCGGATCAACGCCGGGCCGGCGAACAGGATGGGGCGCTCTTTCACGCGCGGACGAGTAGCCGCCTGCGCGTTGAAAAGCCAGGCGCGGGCGGGGCCCGTCAGTCGACGATGTCGTCGGGGCCGAGGCGCTTGTCGCGTATCTCGGTGCGCGTGAGCGTGTCGAAGTCCAGCTCGATGATGGCGGGCGGATGCGCCGGGTGCGCGTCGAGCAGCGCCTGCAGGTGCGCGCGGAACGTCGCCGCGTCCGCGCAGAGCACGTGCACGCAGTCGCCCTCGGCGTACGTGAAGACCTCGCGCAGCTCCTTGTGCACCCATATCCCGAAGTACCAGGCATCTTGATCCGTGTCCCACTGGCGCCAGCCGAGCGGCAGCAAGGCGTGGTCCCAGGGGTAGCGCCCGTCGTCCGAGTGCGCGCTCCATTCGACGATGCGCGCGCCGCTCAGGCCCGTGCGCTCGCGCGCGTCGGCCGGGTGTTTGATCGCGCTCACGCGGCCTCCAGGCTGCCCGCAAGCTGCGCAAGCGCGAGGCGCACGACGGTGGCGGTAGTCGCGCGCAAGGCGATCGCGAGCATCTCGAGGCGCTGCGCGTCCGCGTGGCTGAGGCGCACCACCACGCGCTCGCCGAGGCGCTCGTTGGCGGGCAGCGGGGGCCGCCCTCTGCGGGTGCCGGCGCTCACGGGCGCCCCAGCAGGACGCGCACAAGCGCGGAGCAGCTGCGCACGTACGGCAGCGCAGACATGACGTGGTCGATGTAGCGTTTCACGGGTTGGTCTCCTATCGGCTCGGGGCAACTTACCCCGCGACTGGGCTCGAGCTCCTGCCGGCTAGAGCACAGTCGCGGCGCAGACGCGCTAGGGTGCGCGTGCGTCGCGACGGTCAGCCGTGCAGCAGCTTCGCGAGGCGGATGCTCGTCTCGAGCATGTCGATGCGCGACTGGTTGCGCGTCGCCCGGTTCATCTCGGTGGCGAGCAAGACCTCGAGACTCGCGACGAGCTGCGCCTTGCTGATGCTCATGACCGGCGCGGGCGCGGCGGCGGGCGCGGCGACAGCCGGCGCGGCGCGCACCGTGGCGACCGGCGCGACGCGGGTCGTAGCGACCGGCGCGACGGGCTTCTGGGCGGCCTCGCGCGCCGCCTTCTTGCGGGCGTAGAAGCGAGCGGCGGCCTGGCGACGCGCCTCCTTGCGGGCCTCCTCCTTGGCGGCCTCGGCAGCGCGCTTGCTGGCGGCGAGGTCGGCGCGCGAGAGGGTCTTGGCGCGGCTGGAGACGACGACGGGGGCGGACTTCTTGGTGGTGAGCTTGGTCATGGGGGTACTTCTTCTGCGGGCGGGAGAGGGGCGCGGCACCCTGCCGCCCTGCTCAACCACCACGCAAGACCATCATGCGCTTTCTTGGCAGCCAAGTAAACGGACAATAGTTGGCTGCCCGATAATCGCGCGTGGTTACGCGCCCTTGGCGATGCGCTTTTTTCAGAGCTTGCGGGCGGCCAGCTCGGCGACCGCTAGGCGCACGACCTCTACATCGCTGAGCCCGAGCTGCCTGCTCAGCGCGTGAAGCTGCGCGAGCGCGCTCGGCACGAAGCGCACGGTGACGCGGTCGGCGCTGCGCTTCGCTGCAGGTAGCGGCGGGCGACCACGGCCCCGCTTTTTCTTGGCGGCCATCTGTTTACGGAGCCCGTCGTTCGCGCAGCCTCGCACGCGCTTGGGGGTCGTCTCTGAGGTGCCTCAGTGCCGCGCGCATGATCGCGGCCTTGCTGAGGCCGCTCTCCTTTGCGATCGCGTCCATCTTGTCGATGTCGGTCTGCCACAGTCGGAGAGGGAAAATGCGCCCGCTCCGCTCTTCAGCAGGCAATGGCGTGCGTCCGCCATTGCCTCCCGCTGTGTGATTGAGCAGCGGTTCTCCGCGAGCAGAGACTGTTGCTATCCAACGCATCTCGGACGCGTCACTGTCTGCCTGGTGAACGCGCTCGAGGACTTCAAGCGTAGGCTTGAGACCTTGCGAGTGAAGCTCCGCAACCCATGCACGGACGTTGGGAAGTTTGGCGCTAGGCCTGCAATGCGATGTGAAACGATCGCGCGGGTTGACCGTCTTGCCCACGTAGCGGACTGCGCCGCTGCGAGGATCAACCAGTCCATAAATCGTCGTCATTCGGTCGTCAGGCATGCGCCGAGCCTAGCCCATTATTCGGCGGCCAGCTATTCGCACGCGCCCGCGCTTCGCTAGTTCGCGCACGCGCACGTCGAGCGCCTCAACGCACGCCCTCGCGCTTGGCCAGCTCACGCAGCGCGCGCCGTATCACGTCGCCCTCGCCCAGCTCGAGCTGCTCGCACAAGTCCGCGAGCGCGCGCTCGTCCTCAGCGTAGAGGCGCGCCGTGGCGCGTCGCGTCGTGCGCGCTGCGCTCGCGAGGCTCGGTCGCTCGGCTCTCTTCTTGGGTCCTGCAGGCAACGCACATCCTTTAGGTCAGACGCGAACTGGTCGCAGGCTGCAGCCGCCTCGACAGGCTGTCAACAGCTGCGCCTACTATTCGGCAGGCTGGCGTTGCGCGATGGTCTGCAGGCGCGCGAGCAGCCGTAGCGCCGTGCGGATGATCTCGCCCTCGTTCGTCTCGAACTTTGCGCAGAGCAGCTCGAGCGCCTGCTCGTCGTCCCGGTAGAGGCGCACGGTCACGCGTCGCGAGGTGCGCAGCTCAGGCGGCATCGGAGGCCGGCCGATCGCGCCGCGCTTGTGTTGGCTCTTTTTGGGCAACGGAGTTTGACCTTAGTCAGGCCAGCGTGAAATCGCGTGAAATCCGCGCCTGACCATCGGTGGGCACGTCTATACACCGAATTGGCCAGCTGGGAAAAATCCTGGCCGCTGCAGGCAGGCGCCGCAAGTGCGCGCGCATCGAGCCGCCGCAAGCGCCAAGCGTTATCGTTCGCGCTCGAGGCGACCCTCCCCAGCGTTGCGTCGATATGCGTACGGCTCGCCGTCGTTGTCGATCGCCCAACCTGTCGGCCCTGGCCATGCGTCGGCAAGGTCGACGAGCGAGCGCACGACAACGACGTGCGGGTCTCGTACGCCGAGCTCGCGCAGCGTCTCCGCAAGCCCATCGACCAGGCCCGGTGTTGACAGCACCAGACCGGCGATCTCGCGCGGGTCGGACATGCGCTTGCGGCGCGTCACTGCTCAGGCTCGGCAGCGCGTCTGCCCTCCCCCGCGTCGACCATCCGCTCGTGCAAGAGGCGCATGCGCTTGCCGAAGTCGCCCGGCAGGTCGTGCGCGTAGAAGCCTGCGGGCAAGCGGCAGATGAGCTGGACGACGACGACGGCCTGCGGGTCGAGGCTCCACAGGTCGGCGAAGTCAAAGCCGCCCAGCTCGCCCCCGTTCCACCACGCGCCGAGCAGACTGCGCGCGCGACGCGAGCCGCCGCTGTGCCCTTCGGCGAGGTCGAAGATGTGCTCGAGCGCGGCGAGCTCGGCATCGGTGGGCGTGAACTTGCTCATCGTGGGGTCTCCTCGGGTTGGTGGATGCGTGCACGCAAGCGCGCAGCGACGCGCGCGAGCTCTCGTCTGCGTAGCCTGAACTGCGCGCCCCAGCAGCGCGCGCAGCTCGCAGGCGACGCGTCTGCGCCGCCGACGTCCCAGGGCACCCAGCGCCGGCACGACGCGCAGCAGAACAGCTGGCAGCGCTCGCAGCTCGAGGCGCCGCGCGTGACGAACCGGGCGCAGCGCGGGCAGCGCATCACGACGCCTCCTCGGCGCGCTGCGCGCGCAGCACCTGCGCCTCGTACTCGAGCCGCAAGCGCTTGGTGGGCTCGAGGTCGCGCTCGAGGTCGCGCTCGACCTTGCGCAGCTGCTCAGCGAGCGTCGGTGGCGTCGACGGGAGCGCCATCGACCGAGGTCGGTAGACGGCCAGCAGCTCGCGCGCGGACAGCGGCGGCGGCGCCGGGGCAGGCTCGCCACGCGCTAGCTCGCAGACGTGCTCGACCGCCTGGTGCTCCGGGTCCTGTCGCTCGAGCTGGTCGATGTCTGCCCGCCGCTTGCGGCCGGCGCGGTGGGCGAGCTCGCGCAGCTTGGCAGCCTCGGCAAGCGCCCCGCGCTGCTCGGCCTCCTCGCGCAAGTCCTGCAGTCGGCGCATCGCCCCCCAGCCCGAGCCGTCGCTGCGCAGCGGCACGATGCGCCCCGCGGCGACCTCGCGCGTCGCCCAGCGGTGAAAGCCCCCGGGGTTTTGGACCTGCCCGCGCGGCTTGTTCACGAGCAGCACGACAGCCTCGAGCGCGGCGCGCGGGGCAGCTCGCGCCTCGTGCTCACGCAGGTTCGCGACGACGTCGCGCAGCCCATCGGGGCCGTGCTCGCGCGCCACGGCAGCCAGCAGCGCCGGGGGCGCCTCGACCGGGGGCAGCACCGGGCCGAGCTCGCCCGCGCCGCCAGCGGGTCGCAGGGCCAGCGCGGTTCCCGCTGCCGCAACCGGTTCCCGGAACCGCTTGGGAGGCCGAGAGGGCAAAGCAGGGGCAGCAGCAGCTGGCGCGTCCTCGCGCGCGCTCTGCTGCTCTCTCTCTTTCTTCTCTCTCTCACGTGAGTCTTCTCTAAGAGGGCGGACGCCCACGTCCAGGCGGACATCTGTGTGCGGATGTCCTACATCGCTCGTCGGCAGGCAGCAGACGTAGTCGTTCGAGCGCTGCAGCCCTGTGCTCTCGAACCACGAGCCCCAGCGTTCGAGCAGCCCGGCGTCGGAGAGCTCGGCGAGCACGCGACGCGCGTGGCGCTGGCCGACGCCCAGCTCCTCGCCGAGGGCCGCGACGGTGAAGAATGCGTGCGGGAAGCTCGGCAGCGAGGCGATGTAGCGCGCTGCGTGCCGCGCGTTGCGCGTCAGCCCAGCAGCCACAACTGCCAGCACCCAGGCGCGGCGGGCCGGGGGCAGCTTGCGCTCTGCGTCGCCTGCTCGAGCACCGCTCCCAACATGGGACGCGCTACTTCCTTGCGCGCGGCGGTCGTGGCTGATAGCTTCTGCGTGTCGTGACGGCATTCGGGTGCCTCGCGAACGCGCCTCGTTTCCTTCCTGCCGCCAAGCAAAGGGGAAACGGGGCGTTCGGCTTTGTGGTGATGAGGTTGCGCGCCCCGGTTCGGGCGCCACTCGATCGCACATACACTGCATCGCGGCAGTCGGCGCAAGTTTCTGTCCGACGAGAAGCCGAAACGCCCGTCTGCGCGCAGCGACGCTGCAATCGCGCAGCCGCGCTGCACAGAATCGACCTGCGGTGGCGATCGCGTGGGCGTGATGGGCGATCGCGAGCGCTCTCGAATGCTCGGCGATTGCGGTGAGTTGCGGCGACGACGCGCCGAGAACTTGCGGTACATTCTGTACGCGATGTACACGGCGTACTGTCTGTACACGACGTACAGCTTGTACACGAGGGGCAGACGATGATCATCGTGAGCGGCGGACAGAAGGGCGGCACGGGCAAGACGATGCTCGCGACCATGCTCGCGGTCCTGTTCAAATGGATGGGGCTCGACGTCCTGCTCGTCGACGCCGACCCGTCGCAGGGCTCGAGCAGCGAGTGGGCCAACGAGCGACGCGCAGCGCGCGAGGCCGCGCGCAAGATGGGGGTCGAGACGCCTATCCCGCACGTCCCGTGCGTGACGCTCGCCGGCATCGTCTACGACGAGCTGCGCGACCTCGAGCGACGCTACGACGTCATCGTCGTCGACTGCGGCGGCGCCGAGAGCGAGGAGTTCACCTCGGCCTGCCTCGCAGCAGTCGCTGTTTACACGACCATCCTGCCGAGCGCGTGCGACCTCAAGACCATTCCCAAGGTCGAGAAGGCCATCAAGCTCTCGCGCGCGGGCGGCAATCGCGAGCTCGTTGCCAAGGTCATCCTCAACCAGTGCTCGAACAACCGGCATGCGACCGACAAGCAACGCGCTCGCGAGAAGCTCGCGCAGTACCCGGCGCTCGTCGTCTCTGATCGCTCGATCAACTTCCGCGAGAGCTTCATGGACGCCTACGGAGAGTGGCTGTCCGTCAACGAGCTCGCCGTCCACGGCTCTAAAGAAGCGCGCAACAAAGCGCGCAAGGCAGCAGCCGAAGCCTGGGCAGTATTCGAGGAAGTCTGCGCCGACGTGGAGATCCCAGTACACGAGGTACTTGCTGTACCCGGTGTACACGCGGTACACGACGTACACGATGTACAGGAGGTACAGTGAAGCAGTCACCACCCGAGATACCGCGCGCCACCGTGCACGGCCTATCCAGCAAGGCCCCGATCAAGTCGCGGCGAGAGCTGCCGTTCGAGAAGCACGACCCGGACGCCAAGCCGGACAAGGCGTTCCGCTTCGAGACCAATGCCTACGACCGCGCGCTGTTCAAATACGTGGCTGTGCTGCGCGGGGAGGGCGAGAGCGTGACGGATGTGATCCGCAAGTTCGCGCGCGACCGCGCGCAGCGCGAGCTTGGCAAGGCCGCCAAGCCGGGTGCCGCTGCAGAGCAGGTGTCCGATGACCCGTAATAGCCAAGCGACGGCGCTGTCAGCTGCCAACGTGAAGATGCGGCGCATGACGCGCCTGGCGAACCAGGAGTTCGACGCGGCGTTTGCGCAGCGCATCGAGACCGAGGGGTTCGCCGTGACGTGCAAGGCGGGGTGCTCCGCGTGCTGTGACCAGGCGGTGCTGATCACGGCAGCCGAGGCGGACCTCATCATCTCGCGGCACAGGGACCTGGTGAGAGCTGCGCTGCCAGAGTTCGCGCGGCAGAAGCGGGTCTTGGTCGAGGCCGGCGCGCACGACGGGCCGCGGGACCTTGCCGCCTTGATGAGCGACGATGTCGAGGAGGAGCGCGCGAAGATGCTCGCCAACTGGTACAGGCAGCGCATCGCCTGCGCGTTCTTGGACCCGGAGACGAAGCTCTGCAGGATCTACGACGTGCGCCCGCTGGCGTGCCGGTCACACGTCGTCTGGACGCCCGCAGAACTGTGCGACCGTCGCCCAGGCGCTGGCCAGTGGCAGCGCGATTCCGACGAGGACGGGTACGAGTGCCTTGGGGATGGCCCTGAGTTCGACGCTGCTCGCGCGCAGCACATGCTCGCGACAGCGACTGGCTTTGACGTGGTTGCCATGGGCCTCATGCCGACCATTCTCAGCGCCTTGTATCGGGCGGACGCGAGCGCAGGGGCGCAGGCCAGCGGCGCTGCAGACCCGCAGACCTGCGGGGCGCCCCATGCCTAACCGCGACCCGCGCCGCGCCCTCGCCACGCTCGAGACGTGCGACACGTACATCGAGCACGGCGTCTGCACCTGCTGGCCGAAGTGCGAGCCCAGTGCGCGCTCTGCGCCGGACATCGACTACTGGGGGCTGACCGACGCCCCGGACCCGGACGACGACGACGACGACGACGTCGCGGTCCTCGACCAGCTCGCCACGTTCGAGCTGCGCGTCCACGAGCTGCGCTGCCTGGTCGCGGGCTACGACGACGAGCGCCTCGCCAAGCTACCAGCGGCCGAGCGCCGGCTCATCGAGGAGACAGCGCTGCACCTCGTCGAGTACGACCGCGCCAAGCGAGGGGAGGGCGGCCATGGCTGAGCCCGCTGTGCCCAAGACGCCCATCAGCGTTCCCGAGCTCGCCACGCGTGCCGCCACCTACGGGGCGCTCGCCCTCGTGGGGAGCAGCCTTCTCGTCACTCTGCTGTGGTTCAACGACGCGCAGACCAAGCGCGTCGAGCACATCAGCGCGGAGCTGGTGGACATTCGTCGCGAGCTTGGCGGGCTGCGGATTGATGGGCAGCGCGACACGCAGGCCCTGCGCGGGGAGCTCAATGTCCTGCGCGTGGAGTTTGTCGAGTTCCGGGCAGAGACGCGCGCCGAGTTCAAGGCACTGCGCGTGGAGCTCGACAGCATCCACACGGACCTTGCCGAGATCAAGGCCCTGCTCAAGGCTCGGCGATGACCGACCCCGCTGACCGCACGCCGTCGAACCTGCGCAGCATCCTGACGCTGGTCGCGCAGGTCACCGCGTACGCGGTGCTGTGGTGGCAGCTGGCCAGCCACGGCGTGCAGCTCGCGGTGCAGGGCGAGCAGCTCAACAACCTGCAGCGCAACGTCGAGCGCCTCGAAGCGCGCGATGAGCTGCGCGCAATTCGAGACGAGCTCCGCGCCATTCACGACGAGCTAGCCGGCATGCGCGCCGAGCAACGCATCAACCACGACGAGCTCAAGAAGCTGCTCGCAGAGACGAGGCCACGATGACCACCACCGACCGCGAGCACGTCGTCGAGACCACGCTGCTCGACAAGTCCGAGTGGCGCGCAGGCCAGCACGAGCCGGACCGCGTCGAGTGGCGCTACCGGGGCGTGCCGTGCCTCTTGCGCAGGTCGCCGATGAGCGGCGCCTGGTGCGGCTACGCGGCGACCTCCGAGGGCCACCCGTGGTTTGGCAACGTCGACTTGGTCGAGTGCAGCGTCGACGTGCACGGCGGCGTCACGTTCGCGCGGATGTGCGAGGGCGACATCTGCCACGTGCCGAGGCCGGGCGAGCCGGACCACGTCTTCTGGATAGGCTGGGACGCTGGGCATGCGTTCGACTTCTCGCCCAAGATGGAGTTCGAGCTGCGCAGCGTGCGGTCACCGTACGCCGACGCGAGCGCGCTGTTTCACGGCACGATCTACTGCGACAAGGCGCGCGCAATGATCGAGACCGAGGAGCTCGCCGAGCAGATTCTCGCAGCGGCGTGACCGCAGATCTCGCGTCTGTTATCACCCGAGCATCCCACTGCGAGGTCAACACGATGCGCTCCAGCACGCTCAGCAAGCGACAGCTCACGTCCGCTGCCCTGTTCCCCCAGCGCGGCAAGTTGCTGCGCGCACGCGCCCACCAGCTCGGTCTGGGCGAGGGGTTTACGCGCCGCCTGTCGCGCTGCGTAGCGTGCGCTGCTGAGCTCGCGGGTCGCTCGAGCTGCGTCGAGTGCGGCGCGTTCACGTGCGTGCGCTGCGACGTCATGACGAGCGCGAACGGCGGCGACGGGATGGCGTGTTACCGCTGCCAGGTGCGGTGAACTGGGCCGAGGCGTTCATGGCGGTCGCGTGCATCGCCTGCGTGGCTTGGATGCTGCGCTCGGCGCGCTGACAACGCGCTGGCAGCAGCTGTTTTGCGGCGACCGCGCATCGCGTGATGTGACACGCTCGCGCGCGGGGCGAGCTCGGCAAAGCGCGCAGGCGTAGCGCGCCAATCCCCCGGCGTGCGCGTCTTCCCCCAGACCCTGCGCCTGCACCGCGCTGCCGAGCTCGCCCGCTTTTTCGTCGGACATTTAGCCGCGCCGGTGTTATCAACCGAGAGTGCGCGACCCCCCGCGCACGCTTTCGGGGAAGGGGTTTCCGTCATGTCGCTCCTAAGTGGTAGCGCTGCAACGCGCTGCAATCGTCGCGCACCATGAAGCCCGCCCAGGAGCGCCGCCGCCAGCGCGTCCACCTGCAGCAGTACCTCGGCGATCTCATCGCCCAGGTCGACGCCGCGCACGTCAGGGCCGACGCGCTGCCCGAGGCGACGCAGTACCACGTGCAGTGCACCGAGGGCTGCGCGCACGCGGCCGGCTGCTGCAGTCTCATCGTGCTCACCGAGGTCACCGAGGCCGAGTACATCGTCGCGCGCAATCGCGCAGCGGTCGTGCGCGCCTATCCGAAGCTGGTTGAGCAGGCCCGCCGCATCGACAGCGAGCTCGGCTTCGAGGTGCTCGAGATGTTCGGCGACCGCGAGGTCGAGCGCCGCGCAGCTCACGCCTACCACGCGATGCGCATGCCGTGCGCGTTCCTCGACGAGCAGCGGCGCTGCACCATCTACCGCGACCGGCCGCTCGCGTGTCGCACGCACTTCGTGCTGAGCGACCCGGCGCTCTGCGCAAGCGACGTCGAGGAGACTCACCACACCATCCTCGATAAGGGCACGCGCACGTCCGCGCCCGCGTACCTTTGCCGCGAGGTCGCGCGCACGCGCGGCGCGCTATCCATGGGCACGCTGCCGCAGAACGTGCTCGCGGTGCTGAGGCGGGAGCAGTGGCCGTGACCCTCACCGACGTCATCGCGCTGCAGTCCGAGGCGGACCCGTATCAGCTGCTCGTGCCGCTGGCGCGCGCGCACCGGCGCTGGTGCGTCATCGACTACAGCTTGATGGGCGTGCTGGCCGTGCTGGGCCTCGCGCAGATTGTCGCGCTCGCGCTGCGCAGCACCTGGGCCACCCGGCCTGGCCAGCTGCACGTGACAAGCGTCTGCCTGCTCGCGCTGTTCGGCGTGTCGACCTGGACGGCGAGCATGCGGCGGCGCGCATTCAACGCGCTCTGCGAGACGCACGACGCGATTCTGAGCGCGGAGTTTCTGCGCGCAACGGGCGCGAACTGCGCGCTGCGTGGCGTGCTGCGCGTGCTGCGCGACAAGGGGGACGGATGACAGACAAGACGACACCGCACGAGCCGACGATACGCGCCACGCCTGGCGGCAAGGGCGTGCTCATCGACGACCTGGACGCGTACGCGACCGCGATCATCGGGCTGCCGCCCGACCACTTCAACGAGACGCTGCGCGGCGCGCACAAGCTGCTGCAGGCCGCAGGCGCGCTGGTCTACGACGCGCCCGAGCTCGAGCAGATGACCGACGAGAAGAACGAGCAGCTGCGCGACACGCTGCTCGTTGCTGCGCTCGCCGCCAGTTACGACCTGCTCGGCAAGCGCGGCGAAAACCCGCTCGCGTTCGTGCAGCGCGCCAAGCAGGTCGTCGCCTGGTGCAAGCGCCCGCTCGCCGCTGCGACGCCGCTGGAAGAGCTGAAAAACAAGGCCCAGGAGATCGCGCGCCAGGTCGCCAAGCGGCTGTTCCCGAACGAGGGGTTTGTGCTCTTGGTGTTCAACACCGAGGCGCCTGGGCACGTCACCTGGACGACGAGCGCGACGCGGGCCGAGGCGATCGAGGAGCTCGAGAAGTCGCTCGCCGACATCAAGAGCGACCTGCGTGCGCGCAGGGCGACGTCGTCGTGAAGCGCAAGCGCCAGCTGCGCGTGCTCGCGCTGCCCGCGATGGCGTGCGAGCGTGGCTGCGGCGAGTGCTGCGGCGTCGTGCCGGTGACGCGCAGCAAGCTCGCGGAGGTGCGCGCGTACTGCGACGAGCACGGCATCGCGCCCATGCCGCAGGGCGCGCGCTGCCCGCTCTACCTGCGCAATCAGTGCGCCATCTACGCGGTACGCCCGCGCGTCTGTCAGGCGTACGGGCATAGCCCCAGGCTCAGCTGCTCGCGCGGGCACGACGTGCTGGTCGACGACCAGGTCGCGCTCATGCGCTGGGTGCTCAGCGAGGGCGTGCCGGAGACGACGCTGCACGAGCTTGTCGGGCTTGAGGTCGCGATCGCAGACAGCGCAGCGCGCAGAGCAGCGGGCCTGCGATGAGCCGCGCACGCAGCCAGCGCGTTGCGCTGAAGACAGGAGACCGCGTGCGGCTGCCGGATGGACGCGAGGGGAAGTTGTGCTGGGTCATTGCGTCTGGCGAAGAGGCGGCAGTCGCGCTCGATGGGGTCGACGGGACATTCCACATCCACCCGAGCCGGCTGGCTCTGTGCTGCACGCAATGAGCCGCGCGCGACGCAGACGACGCTACCGGCAGCGACGACGCGCGCGCATGGGGCCGCGTGCACGTGCCGAGCGCGTGCTGCGCGAAGTGCTCGCGTGGCGCCTGCGGCTCGCAGAGTTCCCGCAGCTGGTCAACGAGTCGCCCAGCCTGCGCGCGCTGTCCGAGACGATGCAGCGCGCGGAGCGAGGCGCCGTCGACGAACTGCGCGAGCTCGGCGTGCGCGTGACGCTCGAGCTGCCCGCCTGGCCGCACACGATGCGCGCCGCCCCGAAATGCGGGGTCGAGGGCTGAAGTCCGCTAAGGATCATTAGCGCTCACGAACCGGAGACGACGATGAACGACGACCAGCCCAGGACCGCGCGCGGCTTTCGCATCTTTCTCGCGGACGAGGATCAACTCTACGGCGACGTGAGCGTCAACGAGAGCAGCATCGCGTTCAGAGGCGCGCACTGCTGGGTCAGGCAGAAGCTGCCGCACGTCACTGACCCTGAGCGTCAGTACCAGTCTGTGCACCTGAACGTTGCAGGCGCGATCGCCGTGCGCGACGCTCCGGACGCGTTCATTGCGGCAGCGCGCGCGGGCGAGCTCGTGGAGCCTGTCGAGTCTGCAGAAGACGAGGAGCAAGACGATGAGTAGTAAGCTGGTCAAAGCACAGGTCGACGCGCAGCTCTCGGTGCTGGTGCCCGCAGCGGAGCTCGCTGTCGGCTACGCACGCGCCGCCAAGGCCGACCGCACGCGCGAGGAGTACGCCAAGCAGTGGAAAAAGTTTCAGCACTTTTGCGACGCGCAGGAGCTGCCCGCGCTGCCGGCGACGCCGCAGGCAGTCGCGATGTACCTGAGTGTCCGCGCGGACGCAGGCAAGAAAGTCTCGACGCTCGCCCAGGCGCTCGCCGCGATTCGCCACAAGCACGACGAGCTCGGCCTCGACGCGCCCAACGATCACCGCATCGTCAAGCTCACGATGGCCGGCATCCGAAAGACACACGGCGTGCGCCCGGACAGAAAGGCGCCCGTGCTCGCCGAGATGCTCGCGCGCATGAGCGAGGTGCTACCGGACACGCTCATGGGCGCACGCGACCGGGCGCTCTTGCTGGTCTGCTTTTGCGGCGCGTTCCGGCGCGCCGAGGTCGTCTCGCTCGAGGTGTCAGACCTCGCGTTCGGGAGCGAGGGCATCACCGTCACGCTGCGCAAGAGTAAGACCGACCAGGAGCAGCTCGGGCGCGACATCGGCCTGCCCTACGAGAGCACCTCGCGCACGTGCCCCGTCCGCTCGATGCGCACCTGGCTCGACCAGGCAGGCGTCACCGAAGGCCCCGCGTTTCGCAGTGTCGACAGACACGGCAACCTCGGAGAGTCGCTCGGCGCGCAGGAGGTCGCGCGCATCGTCAAGCGCACTGCGGTCGCAGCAGGGCTCGACCCGAAGCACCTGTCGGGGCACTCGCTGCGCGCGGGGCTCACGACGTCTGCGGCCAAGGCGGGCAAGAGCATGGCTACGATCATGAAGCAGACCGGGCACGGCTCGATCGCGATGGTCATGCGCTACGTGCGCGCCGCCGACCTGTTCACGGACAACGCTGCAGCGGGGCTGCTGTGACCGACATCGAAAAGTTGATCTGGTCCGCCGCGTTCGCTGCAGTCGTCACGAACGAGGAGGAGCAGCGCGCAGCTCGGCGCCCGCATCCGGGCGACCCTGTCGGTGCGCAGCGCGAGCTTGCGAGGTTCGCGAACGAGTCTGCAGACGCCGCTGTCAGCGCCTACCGCGTCAGGCCGGGGCACTAGTTCAGCACCTGCACATCGAGGCTCAGGTCGAGGCTCCGCACGACCTCGCCCGCGTCCGCGCCCAGCGCTTGCACGCGCAGCCCCGACGCGAGGCGCACCTCCGCGCGCCAGTAGAGCACGCTGTCCTGGTTCTCGAGCCCGAGCCCGAGCAGCACGGCGCCGTGCGCGCAGCACCAGCTATGCACGACGCGCAGCAGCTGGCCGTGCGTCGGACGCTCGCTGGTCGTGGGGGGCTCGCTGTCGCGCTCGTCGTCGGGCATGGCGGGCCTCTCGCCTGTCAGGTAGCCAAAATGCGGTGATCGGCAAGAGCCCTGCAGAGCGCGCTCGCACGCTACAAAACAGGGCTATTCTGGCGATCGCGAGGGCCGCTGCGCAGCAGCCCAGCTGGGTCAGAATGGTATGTCATCGATCGCATCAGGCGGCGCCGCGTAGTCGTACGCGCCGTCTGCTGCGCGCGCGCGCGCGCGCGCGCCGAGGTCCTGCTGCCCGCGTGCAGCGGCGCCGCCGCGCGTCTGCTGGCCGGCCAGCTCGTCGCGGTGCGCGCGCGTCGCTGCGCCCTGCCCGGCCGGCGCGGCCGGTGCGCGCTCGTAGCGCTCTTGTCCGGGCGCGTCGCCGAGTGGCTCGATGTCTTCTGCGATGAGCTCGAGCGCGGTCTTCTGGCTGCCGTCGCGCGCCTCGTACGTGCGCAGGCCCAGTCGCCCGTGCGCGCCCACCAAACCGCCCTTGCGCAGCATGCGCGAGAGCGGCTCGGCGCGTACGCCGAACATCGTCACGTCCACCCACATGGTTTCTTTGGTCCACGCGCCATCGCGCTTGACCCTCTGGTCGACCGCGACACTCAGGTTGAGGACGGCCGTGCCGTCACGCGTCGCGTTCAGGCGCGCGTCGTGGCCGAGGCGCCCGCTGATGCTCCATACATTCACTGGACACCTCCTGCAGCAAGGGTTTCACCGCGCGAGCTGGGCGCGGAACCAGGCTCGGTAGTAGCGCTCGAGGTCGATGCCAAAGGGCTGTCACCCTGCTCGGCCGCCTCCTGCAGAGCGAGCGCGCGCTCGGCGGCCTCGGCCTCGGCGGCTTCCTCGGCGAACTGCACGACGCGCCTGCGGGCGATGTTGATCTCCTCAGCCACGATGGGCCGCTGCGCCTGGGCGAGCTTCGGCCATAGGGCGCGCGCGTCGACCGCGAGCGCTTCGACGACGCTGCTCTCGCGTGCGGCGAGCAGCTTCTCGAGCAGCGTGTCGAGCGGGTCGACGACCTTGGCGCCGTCCGAGAGCCACATCAGCAGCTCTTGTCCGATCTCCTCGCCGGGGTTGCGAAACACCTTCTTGTCCAGCGCAGCGCAGCGGCTCTTGCTGATGAGCATCTTGTGCTCGGCATCGATGTCGCCGACCACGTCAAACTCGTATTCAATTTGATCCCGCTGGACGGGGGCCATTCCGATCTTAGTCGGCGTCTTGGTGCCGTTGGGGCCGGCCTCGAGGATGTACTCGGTCTTCGCGCGCATCGTGCAGATGACGTGCAGGCGAGCAGTCAGGATGGCCTCGACCATGGCGTTCTGCTCGGGCGTCACGTCGCGCCACGCCGTAAACGAGTTCTTGCTCTTGCTGCGCGCCGCAGCGTCGTCGACCATCTCCAGCGCGCCGCCCTTACCGCTCCACGCATGCGAGAGCGAGTCGACGATCAGCACGTCGTACCCCTCCTTTTCAGCAGCGCGGATGGCCTTGACGTACTCGGCCGGCGCGAAGTGCTCGAGCTCGAGCACGTCGAAGTCCGTCACGTCGCCCGCGTACTTCGAGGCGCTGCCGCGCTCCGTGTCAATGAGCGCGATCTTCTTGCCGAGGCTCTTGCCGATGCGCAGCGCGGTGTACGTCTTGCCCGCGCCGGACACGCCGACGATAGCGAGGCGCAGCTTGCTCTGACTCTTGGTGGCTTTCTTGAACATACCCATGGACTCACTCCTTTGATGCACTCACTCACGCCACTGCCGACCGGACAGGATGTATCCGATCTGGTTGTCACTCACTCCGTATTCACGGCTCAAACTTCGCTTCGTGTGCACGGGCTTCCGCCCCGGCACGTTGAGCGTCCACTTCGCGCGTATCTCTCGAACGAGTTCCCACGTCAGAACCGCGCGCCCGTTGCCCTCGCCTCGACGCAGCGGCCCGCCGTCGCGCTCGCGCACGGTGCGGTCGCGCGCGTTGTCGCGCTGCGTGCCGACGTAGAGGTGCTCGGGATTGACACACGGCGGGTTGTCGCAGCGATGGCAGACGACATTGCCGCGAGGCCGGTCAATGCCTGAAAGATGGAGCGCGACGTGCGTTGCCTTGTGAGCCCTGCCCTCGTGGCGGAACATGCCGTAGCCGAACACGTCCACGCGAGCCGTCCACAACCAGCAGCCGCTGTTCGGCTCTGGGAACGCGCACGCCCAGAAGCGCTCCTCGAGCGTCTGGTACCCACGGTTTGCGCATCCCAGGCACGCGCCTGCACCAGACCGGAGCACTTCAAAGCGCGTGTCCTGCTCGCCGCCGCAGAGCTCACAGCGCACGAGCACGCGCCGCTGACCCAGCTTGCCGCGCTCGAGCTCGCGCACGATGACGCGATGCCCGTAGCGGTCGCCAGGGTTCGCCTCGAACTGCTTCTGGAAGCGCCCGTCGTTCACTTGATGACCAGCCGCTGGCCGCGCTCGATGCGCGTCCCGACGATGCACTCGCCGTTGCGCTTGTACGCGTCGAGCACGGCGCGCTTGTCGACGCTGGTCGTCTCGACGACCTTGGTGCGCTTGTACTCGGCAGGCACGATCGCGAGGTTGTCGACCTCGACGCGCTCGGGGTTCTGCACGAGCTTGAACGTGAACGTTTCGCCCTCGATCTTGTCGATGCCGCGCACGAGCATGTTGTGCTGCACGTACGCGCGCAGGTTCTCGGCGTTGCCGACAAAGCGCCTGGCCTTGGTCTGCAGACGCTCGGCCTCGGACGCGCACGCCGCAGCGTCCGCGTCGAGCTGCGCCAAGACCTTGCCGATGCCGGCGCATTTCTGCTCGATGGCCTGGGCAGCGTCCTCGAGCGCTGCAGCGAGCAGCGCGTCGCCCGGCTCGTGCTCCTCGGCGAGCTGCAGCAGCTGCTCGAATTGCGCGGTCAGCTCGTAAAGGCGCATCACGCCACCTGCGTTGCGTAGGCGCGCAGGTCCGCGCAGGTGTCGTCGACGATGGCGCGGTCGAGCTCGGCGATGCGCTGCTCGCACGCGATCATGGCGAGCGCCACGTTGTCGTAGCGCCCGGTGGGCAGCAGGTCCTCGACCTGGTAGCGCGGCTCAGGCCCGCCGTGCACGCGCTGCGCGTACGCCGTGCCGTCGTCGTCGACGCCCACGAAGAAGGTCCCGTGCGTCGCGTGCGCGCGCGTCCAGGTGCGAATCTGCCAGCTGTTGTTCGTTGCCATCGCTCCACGCTCCTCACTCACCGAGCCAGCCGAGGACATCCCGGCCGAAGTCACTGATGCCGCCCGCGTGCAGCGCCTCGCGCTCACGGCGCAGGCGTGCGTAGCGGCTGTTCTCACGCGCGCAGCGCTCGCAGTCGCAGCTCTCGTCGTGCTCGTCGGCGGCGCGCTCGTCGGCGCAGCGCTCGCACAGCTCGCCCTCGTCGAGCGGTATCGCCTGGCCGCACGGGCAGTGGCGCAGCACGGGCGTCATAGCTGCGCCTCGACGTCCGCCCACGACAGCCCGCGTCGATCGAGCGCGCGCAGGAGCAGCCCGCTCGGCTGCCAGCGCTGGCCCCAGCGTGCGCGCCCGTCGCGTGCGAGCTCGGCGAAGTGCGCCAGCATCGAGGCGCGTGCGCGTGCGTCCTCCTCAGCAGCGAGCGCGGGCTCGTCGTAGCAGCCAAGCGCGCGCACCAGGAGCGCGCAGAGGGCGCGCCCGTAGCTCGCGCGCAGCTGGTCCTGGCGGTAGGCGCGGGGGTCGTCAGCGGTCTCGTGCAGCGGCGTTTCCATGTATACACGACGTGTATACAGAGAACGCGCAACGCGCTAGCTGAAATGTCGACGGGGCGTCATTTCGTGGAGGCCGGGCTGCTCGAACACGCGCGAAACGGGGCGATCGCCGGGGGCGCGCTGCATCGCGACGCGTGGCGGGGGCGATCGCCCTACCCGCCAGAACGGCGCGCCTGGCCGTTGCAGCGAGGGCGGCCGGTTACAGCGTCAGCGCAGCGTGACGACGACGAGGTCGTGGCGCGTGTAGTGCCCGCAGAGCCAGACGGTCGCGCTCCGGCTCGGCCGGTGCTGGCACTTGCGCAGCTGCGCCGCAGGCGTGCGCGTCCAGCCGTGCGCGCGCGCTGCGTCGTCGAGGACGCGCGCGAGCTGCGCGCCGAGGTGTGGGGCTGCGAAGCTCGTGCCGGCGTCGTGCGCAGGCGCTGGGGCGGCGCGCGCGGGCAGCGCCGTGTCGTTGGCGGGCTTGGCGCGCATGCGCTCGCAGTACGCCGTCAGGTGCGCGAGCTGCGCCTCGTCGGCGGGCGCGTCCGCCGATAGCCCGTAGTCGTCAGGAGGAATCGCGAGCAGCGTCCGCGCGACGTCGTCGCTTGTTCGATGTCCCCGTTTGGCGAGATATGTCGCCACTGACCGCCTGTATCCGTCCCCCATCTGAGCCATCAAGCGAGCTTGCTCGTCGTGTCAGGTTCGCGTCAATCAGCAGTCGGAGCTGGTGCACATCATTTCTGTCAACCGTGCCTGCAGTCAGCAGACTCCACTGGATGCGCCGCAGCCGTAGCGCGACAGCGGGTGGACAGTTCGGCCCTTGCTCGGCCAGGTATTGCTCTACAGCGGCCGGCGTGCGCTCCTCCTCGCGCCCGTGCCACAGGTAGTGCGTCGAGCAGCCGAGCGCCTTGGCGTACGCCTCGAGCATGTCGGGGCGCGGCTCCATGCCGAGCGTGATGTTGCGGTACACGGCCATCATGCTCACGCCCATGGCCCGCGCCAGCGCGCGCTGCGACGGGTAGTCTGCCTCAATGCGGAGGCGCTCGAGCCGCTCGGGCAGGCTCTCGGACTCAGGGGCGGCGGGTCGGTTATACATGGCGTGTCGAATAGTACGCGCGGTGACCCGTAAAGCGCACGTCCCGAGTTGCAGGGACTAGATCGCGTCTACACGACGTGTATATGCTGGCTGGCCATGCGAGGGGACATCGACAAGCGCGTCCGCGCCGCGCGCAAGCTTGAGCGCGCGCGCCTGGTGGAGCTGGGCAAGCGCATCCGCGAGGCGCGACAGCTTGCCGGCGTGCGCGTCGTCGAGCTCGCCGCGTTCCTCGGCGTCGCCGAGGACACGGTCTACCGCTGGGAGATTGGAAAGCACCGCGCGCCGGCCGAGCTGCTCGAGGCGCTCGCGGACTTTTTGCGCGTGTCGCGGACCTGGCTGCTCACCGGCCAGGGCGAGGCGCGCGCCGCATGAACCACAGGAGCTCGAGCATGCCGGTCGCGGTCTACGTCGCAGGCGCCAGCGCGGAGCGCGAGCGTGTCAGGAAGTGGGCCGCGGCCGTGTCGCGCTCGCGCTCGCTCGAGCTCGCCGACCGCTGGTTTGACAGCGACGCGCCAGGCCCGAGCAACATGACGCTCACGCACCCGCAGGCGCTCTACCTGCTGCACCAGTATCGCTCGCTGCGCTGCGCCGCGATCTTCTGGTTGCTCTGGCCGGAGCAACCAGACCACGGCTCGGCGCTGCTCGAGTACGGCTACGCGCTTGCCCATCGCTTCCACGCCACGGGCGGCTTTGCCATCCTGGTGAGCGGCCTGACTGCCTCCGCCAGCGCGCTCTCGCTCCAAGCGGACTTCCGCAGCGACAGCGACGCGCTCGGCTTTGACGCCGTGCTGGCGCTCGCCGCCACGCGCGCCAGGGAGTCGACGCGGTGAGGGACTATGCGCAGGTCAGGCCGACGCTGTGGACCGGCGAGACCGGGCGCCTACTGCGCGGCAACGCCAACGCGCAGCGCGTGCAGTTCTATCTGCTCACGTGCTCGAGCAGCAACATGGCGGGGCTGTTCTACCTGCCCCTTCCCCTGCTCTGCCACGACCTCGGGATGCCCTTGGAAGGGGCTCTCGAGGGGCTTCGGAGCCTTTCCGAGGTCGACTTCGCGGTCTACGACGAGCCGACTTCGTACGTCTGGGTGCTCAACGCAGCGCGCGAGAGCGTCGGGAGCAATCCGAGCCACGCCGACAACCGCGTGCTCGGCATCAGGCGGGAGCTCGAGCGCCACGCCAAGTGCCCGTTCTACGACGCGTTCGTCGAACGCTACGCAGCCCTGTTTGAGGACAGGCCCGCCCCGGTCGTGCAGGCCAAAACAAGAGCCCGTCCCAAGCCCCTTCAAAGGGGGTCACAAGGGAGTGCCAATTCAGGATCAGGATCAGGATCAGGATCAGGATCAGGATCAGGAGCAGAATTAAGAGAGAGCGCGGGCGCGCTCTCCCCGCATGCGCGCGCGCGCTTGACGGCTTCGCCTCCCGAGGAGAGCGAGACCCGGAGCCCAGACGAGACCGAGACCCTGACCGCGACGCAGCTGCGCGGGCTGTTCCGCTCGACCTGGATGCGCGCCGACCGCGCCGACCCGCCCATGCCTGCCGAGGACAAGCTCGCCGAGCTCGCCGAGCGCGTGACCGACACGGCGGCGCAGCGGCGCGTCGCGCCGGCCGAGCTGCTCACCACCACGCTCGAGCGCTGGGCGAAGGGCGAGCGCAATGCGCGCGAGCTGCGCGCCCCGGTGCAGTGCTTTGCGCAGGCGTTCGGCGAGGTGCTCGACCAGACCGAGGGCGGCGTGCCGCGCTTGTCGCCGACCGACGCGCTCTCACGCAAGGGCATGGAGGCGATGCGTGCGGGCGACTTCGACCGCTACGACGCCATCCAGGCGGAGCTGCGCGCGCTCAACGGCGGAGGCTCGCATGCGTGAGGACCGCTCCGACCCGATGGGCCTCGCGTGCGAGCTGGTCAAGAGCACGCACGCCGAGCGCGACCTCGTGCTGTTCAAGCTCGCGCTCGAGCTGTGCGACGTGCTCAGCACCGGCGCGTATCACCCGGCCCGCTTCCCAGCGCAGCCGTACGTGCTCGCAGACAAGACGTTCGCGCAGGTCGAGGCGAGTCTGCCCAACGTCGAGTTCGCGAACGTGCTCGGCGGCTGGCGCGCGCAGGTGACCGAGCTCGAGGCGCTCAGCGCGCAGCGGCTCATCGTGCTCTGCTCGACGGTGCGCACGCTGCTCAAGCTCGGCGACCGCACGAGCGACCCGTCCACGCTCGAGCGCATCGAGGGCATGCTCGCGCGCCTCGCCTCGCACCTCGCCCTCGCCTGGCGCATCGAGCCGCCTGCGCTCGCGATCGACCTGCGCACGTGGACTGTGCAGGTCACGCGCCGCTTCGATCTGCTGCCCCGTGCATGGCGGTACGTATGAAACTTGCCCCGCGCTCGCACGACGTTGGCGTATACGGCTGCCGGACGGCTCGCCCGTGGTTGGGGAAGGGTCAAGATTTGCGGTCCGCCACGAGGCGCACAGGTGCCTTAGCGGGCACGTTTTGGGGGGTGCCATGAGCGAGCAGCGCCCCGTCCCGCAGCCCTGGCCGCACGAGCACGGCCCGTCGCGCGAGCGTGCGCGGCACCTGCTCTCGCACGGCACGGACGAGCCTTGCTACGTGCTCGGCATCGACCAGGCGCAGCGCAGCGGCTGGGCCGTGCACGACCTGCGGCGCTTCGTGCTGCACGGCTACACGACGACGGCAGAGCAGCAGCAGGACGCGCTACGCGCCGTGCGCAAGCTGCCCGGCTTCGACGTCAGCCGCCTGCTCGTGCTGTTCGAGGACCACCGCCACATCCCCGCGCGCCAGGGCGTGAACGTCGAGACCATCCTCGGCATGGGCGACGCGCGCGGCGGCTGGCGCATGCTGCTCGAGATACTCCAGCATCCCAAGTCGCAGCGCATGCTGGTCGAGCCCAAGGAATGGCGCCGCGTGATGGGGCTGCGCATCAACCTGCCGACCGCGGCGTGCAAGCAGTCCGCGATGTTCTGGGCGACCGTCGTCGCAGGCGCGCCCGTCACCGACGACAACGAAGCCGAAGCGATGGCGATTGCGCAGTGGGGCGCCGTCGACGGGCTGTTCCGATGGGCCAAGAAACGCGAGCTCGAGCTCGGCAAGCGGAGGTCTGCGTGAGCGCCGTCAAAGAAGTCTGCACGCAGCTCGGTCTGGTGATTCGCCAGCGACGCGAAGCGCTGGGGCTGTCGCAGGGCGAGCTAGCGGCGCTCGTGCAGACGCAGCGCCCGCTCGTGTCGCGCGTCGAGAGTCAGCGGCACGTGCTCTCGCTCGAGACACTCGAGCGCTACGCACGCGCGCTCGAGTGCAAGCCCTCCGAGCTGCTCGCCGCTGCCGAGCTGCTCGCCCTTGCAGACTCCGCGTCGCCCTGTCTGGAGGTGGTCTGATGCCACTGCCACGCGTACCGCTCAGCCAGGCAGACCGGCACGCCGTCGACGTGCTCGCACGCGCAACGAGCAGCGAGCTCGACCTCGCGATGTTCCGCGCGCCGACCTACCAGCGCACCGCCGTGCGCGAGCTCGCCCGCATCCTCGAGAGCATCCCGCGCGCCGTACCCAGCGCGGCCGAAACCAAGGGAGACGACTGATGCAAGCCACCGTGTTCACCGAGTCGCTGCAGTGCCTGCTCACGCAAGACGAAAAGCTCATCCGTGGCGAGGAGCTCGCGCAGCTTCTGCTCACCACGCACAAGCTCGAGCTCGAGAAAAAGACGTTCTGCGACGACATCAAGCAGAAGCTCGCCGAGGCCGAGGAGCGCGCGCAAGACGTCGGCCGGCAGCTGCGCGAGGGCAAGGAGTGGCGCGAGATCGAGTGCAAGGAGGTGCCCGACTACGAGCACGGCCAGGTCGACACCGTGCGCACCGACATCAACGAGGTCATCCGCTCGCGCCGCATGCGCCCCGAGGAGCGCCAGGAGACCATCGTCTACCCGGACGGCACCAGCTGCTCGCCTCCCAAGACGCCGCGCTCGAGGCGCCTCGAGCAGACGAACAAGGACGACGACGAGGACGAGGCAGACGACGACCTGTTCAAGTCGGGTCTGCAGTAAGCCGCGCACGACGACGCACCGCCCACGAGCAGACGAAAGGAACCTGAGCCCATGACCATGACTGACACGCAGCCCATGACACCGCTGGCTGACACGCTCGAGCCCGACCCGCCGCCCGTGACGCTCGCGTCAGCGCCTCCCAAGCGCGTCCACCGGCGCACGCAGGCCGAGCGCCTCGAGCAGCAGCACCAGAGCAAGCAGAACGTCGTCGACACGTGCAAGGCGCGCGTGCAGACGCGCGAGGCCGAGCTCGCGGCGGCCCAGCGCGAGCTGCGCGTGACCGAGCAGGAACTCGACCTCATCGGCCGCATGCTCGAGCTCGCCCGCGCCCAGCAGGAGCTTTCGCAATGAGCGGCGCGCAGCACTCACACTCTCCCGAAGAGCGCGAGCAGCTGCGCGCCGAGGCGCTTGCGCAGCGTGAGTACGACGCCAAGCAGCGGCGCCTGGCCGACCAAGCTCGCAAGAGCACCAAGCGCAAAGCACGAAAGCGCGCACGCGACTACCGCAAGCGAGTCTCGCCATGATGGCAGCCTGCCCAGCGCCGCGACGGCGACCGCCCTCGCGCAAGCTCCGCGCCCTGCGCGAGCATCTGACGGTCGTGCGCGTGCGCGCATCGTACGGCCTGGCGCGGCGCGTGAGCATCCCGGACGGGCACCCCGGCGCGCTCAGCTGGGAGCGCACGTCGTGGACCGACGACGACGCGGCGTGGTTCGTGACGGCGGCGCATCCGGGCGGGCTGACGCAGGAGCAGGTCGCGGTCGTCATGGGCCTCACGGCCGGGCGCGTGAGCCAGCTCGAGCAGGCCGCGCTCGAGAAGCTGCGCGTCGGCCTCGAGGCCATCCTCGCAGCGTTCGCGCCGAGCCAGCTCGAGCAAGAGCTTGGCGAGGCGCTCGAGCCCGAGGACCTCTTGCTCGGCATGTTCGCGCTGTACGACCGGCATCGTCGCGCTGAGGCGCGTGCTGCTGCGGGACTGATTCACGCAGCCGCGGTGCCTTATGACCCTGCATCACGCACGCAGTCCCACTGCGCACACGAGCCATGAGCAAGAACCTCTACAACGAAGACCTGCGCGCGCGCGTCTGCCAGCTCATCCAGGCAGGCATCGACGAGCTCGATGCCTTCGGCGTCGAAGGCATCTCGCGCACGACGTACTTTCGGTGGAAGGCCGAGGGCAAGGAAGGCGTCGAGCCGTACGCGTCGCTCTGGGTCGACGTCGAGCAGGCGGCGTCCAAGCGCAACACGACGCTCACGTTCTGGGCGATGCGCGCCGCGAAGGCCGGCAACATCGAGGCGATCTTCAAGCAGCTGCGCGCGCACCGACCTGACCTGTACAACGACAAGCAGCGCCTCGAGCTGAGCGGCCCCAATGGCGGCCCCATCACGGCGGGCATTCGCTACGTCGTGCACGTACCCGAGGACGAACCCGAGGAGCAGGACCCATGATCAATCTACGCAACGTGCTGGTCGTCCTGCTGCTGCTCGTGCTGCTCGCGCACTTCTGGCACGGCGGCATCCCGCTTGCGTTCAGCGGCTCGCTCGGGTTTCTGCTCTTGCTGCTGCTCATCCTGGTGCTGGTCGGCGCGCTGTGACCAGCGAGGCCACCGTCGAGGAGGTGCACGTTCGACCCAACGCGGGGCCGCAGAGCGCGGCTATTGCGTCGTCGGCGGACATCACTTTGACGGGTGGGGCAGCCGGGGGAGGCAAGACCTGGTCAACGCTGTTTCGCTTCGGTCTGCACGCTGCGCGCTATCCGAAATACTACGGCGCGATCTTCCGGCGCGAGATGCCGCAGGTCACGATGGGCGGCGGCATCTGGGAAGAGTCGATGAGCCTCTACCCGATGTGGTCTGCTCGTCCGAACTTCTCGACGCACGAGTGGCGCTTCCCCGAGACGCGCTCGCTCATCCAGCTGCGCGGTCTGCAGCACGCCAAGGACGTCATCGACTACGCAGGCGCGCAGTTCGCGGAGTTCGCGTTCGAGGAGGCGACTCTCTTTGAAGAGCGCCAGTTCTGGTTTCTCTACTCGCGCCTGCGCTCGCAGTGCGGCATGAGGCCGCGCGCCTTCCTGACGTGCAACCCCGACCCCGACAGCTGGGTCGCCAGGATGGTCGCGTGGTGGATCGGCGAGGACGGCTACGCCATCGCGGCGCGCGCAGGCGTCAAGAGGTACTTCGTGCGCGACGGCGATGACCTCGTCTGGGGCGACACGGCAGACGAGGTGCGTGACCGCGCCGCGCACGTGCTGCGCCGACCGCGCGCGACCCGTCCGCAGAGCTTCCGCTTCATCCCTGCGATGCTGGCCGATAACCCCAAGGGCGACCCCGACTACGAGACCAAGCTCATGGCGCTGTCGCTCGTCGAGCGCATGCGTCTGCTCGGCGGCAACTGGAAGATACGCGCAGCCGCAGGCACCGTGTTCAAGCGCGTGTGGTTCGAGATCATCGACCGGCTGCCGAGCGACGTCATCGCGACGAGCCGCGGCTGGGACCTTGCGGCGACGCAGCCAAGCACCGACAACAAAGAGCCGGACTGGACGCGCGGCGTCAAGATGTCGCGGCACGCGTCGGGGCTGTTCGTCGTGCAGGACGTCAAGAGCCTGCGCGACCGCCCCTACGCCGTCGAGCAGCTGGTGCACAGGACGACCCGCGAGGACGGCAGGCACTGTCGCCAAGCGCTGTGGCAGGACCCTGGCGGCGCCGGCAAGAGCGAGGCGCAGCGCTTCCTGCGCGAGCTCGCCGGCTGGGACGTGCGCATCGTCGCTGCAGCCGAGGATAAGCTCACGTACGCCAAGCCCGTCAGCGCGCAGGCCGAGGGCGGCAACATGAAGCTTCTGCGCGGCGACTGGAACGAGAGCTACCTCAACGAGCTCGAGGCGTTCCCTGACGGCGCCAAGAAAGACCAGGTCGACGCGACGAGCCGCGCGTTCATCGACCTGACCACGAGCGTCACGCCGACGCCCTTCTACGTGCCCGGACTCTAGGAGACACCGCCATGCCATTCGCATCTACGAAAGACGCCCTCGAAGCCAAACGCGACGGCTACCTGCTCGAGCTCGAGTGGCATCAGTTCCTGCTCGACAGCTACACCGGCGCAGGCGGCTACCTCGGCCGCATCAAGCAAGACGCCGCGGGCTTCTGGGGCATCGTCACGCAGACGTACAGCAAGTTCGCGACGCTCAGCAAGAGCGTGGTCGAGTCGTCGCACAGCTACCTCGACCGCTTCAATGCCGAGGACGCCATCAAGTACCAGCGCCGCGTCGACGTCGCGCACTACCTGAACTACGTCGAGCCGACCACGGCGATCAAGGTCGGGTACATCGCCCGCAAGCCCCACAAGCGCAACAACGTGCCGCCCGAGCTGCTCGAGTGGATCGACCGCACCGGCTACGACAAGGACTTCAGGCGCCGCGTGCTCGTCACGGCAGTGCTCGGGTGGTTCCCGCTGCAGGTCGACATGCCGAGCGCGCCGCGCGAGGCGCTCACGGCCGAGCAGGCGGGCAAGCTCGACCCGTACGTCGTGCTCAACCTGCCCTGCCACCTGTTCGACTACGAGCTCGACGACGACGGCAGCTTCATCTGGGCGAAGCTCGGCGTGACGTTCACGCGCAAGCCCTCGTGGGACCAGGAGGCCGAGCGGGTCACGCGCTACACGATCTGGACGCGCACCGACTGGACGGTCTACGAGGTCTCGGGCGACGTGACGGGCGCGCCGACGAGCGGCACGCACGCGTTCGGCGCGGTGCCCATCGTATCGTGGCGTGCGGACACGAGCGTCGAGGACAGCGTCAAGGCCAAGAGCGTCAACGCGAACATCGCGCTCGAGTGCCGCAGGCTGTTCAACCTCATCAGCGAGATGGACGAGCACATCCGCTGTCAGGTGTTCGCGCAGCTCGTCTGGCCGGGCGCTGCACCGGCTGCGAACAACACGGGCACGGGCGGCGTCTCGACGGGGCTCGTCATCAGCGACCAGGCCAAGGTGGTGCCGTTCTACCTCGCGCCGCCTGCGAGCATCGCCGCGACGCTCGAGGCGCGCATCGTCGCCACCATCATCGAGATTTATCGCATCAGCGGCGTCGAGTACGCCAAGGCCAGCGGCGTCAACACGAGCGCGCAGAGCAAGGAGGTCGAGTTCGAAAAGACCAACGTCCAGATCGTGTCGCTCGCGCAGGCGGTGGCGCGCGCCGACCGCGACACGCTCATCATCACGGGGCGCGGGCTCAAGATTGCCGAGGACAAGCTGCAGGCCATCGAGTGCACCGCGCACGAGAGCTACGCGGACGCCGCGCTCGGCGACGAGCTCGAGCAGGTGACGCAGGCGCTCTCGCTCGGCATCGGTCGGCAGGCCAAGGTCGAGATGCTGCAGCGGCTCGTCCAGAAGCTGCTGCCCGGCCTTGCGAGCGACACCAAGCAGACCATCGACAGCGAGATCGAGGACGAGGTCGACCAGGCGCAGAAGGACAAGGAGGCGCTGACGGCGCAGCTCACCGAGGGCGGCGCGCCCGACGACGAGCCGCCGCCTGACGAGGAGGACGACGACGAGGAGACGCCGCCCGAGGACAAGGAGGCTGCCTGATGCTTACCGCGAACATACCCCTGGCTGACCTCGACCTGCTCGAGGTGCAGGCGCACGCGTCGCAGAGCGTGACGCATCAGGGTGTGTACTTCTCGGTGCTGGTGCCGGGCGGGACGCTGCTCAAGCTCATCGCGACGCAGCGCGCGGTCGAGCTGTTGCGCGCGCACGCGGGCAGCGCGCACATCATTCGCACGCTGCGCACCGACCGCGACGACTGGGCGTACGACGAGCAGCACTACCTCGAGGAGTTCCCCGGCGAGGCTGCGGCGAACCGCGCTGCGTACGACCTGCTCTTGCTGCTGCTCGAGGAGACGCCATGAGACAGCACAGTCGCGACGACGAGGTCCTGCGCATCGGCTGCGCGTTCGCGCTGGCGGTGTTCGTGCTGGTGTTCGTGGCGTGCCTGCCGTGGATCGACGACCTGGTCAACGAGGTCGAGCAGCTGCAGCGCGAGAGCGAGGAGTCGCGGTGAGACTCGCGCGCCTACGCGTCGAGGTGGTCTGGCACGCCGCGTGGGTCGGCGTGTTCTGGGACGTGGCGCCGGTCGCTGGCCAGCTCGTCATCGTCGAGACGCGCAACGTGCACGGCGTGCTGGTCGAGCGGCTCGTGCACCCGTGGCACCTGCACATCTACCTGTGCCTGATTCCGTTCGTGGCGCTGCACGCCGAGTTCGCGCTCGGGCTGCGGCACGAGAAAGAGAGACCCGAGCCATGACAACCACGCATCTCATCTGGGCCCGCGAGCAGGCCGGCGTGTATCGCTCGCAGCGCCTCGACGGCGAGCGCGTGTCCTACCGCATCAGGCGCAACGGCCGGCGCTGGTGGGACGTGCAGCGCATGCGCCTGCGCAGCAAGGGGCGCGTGACGGTCGAGCACGTCGCCGAGGCGCCGTCGCTCGCGTATGCGCGCTTCATGGCTGGATGCGACCTCGTGAGCGGAGCTAGACCATGACGATGACCGACACCGTAGACGCAGACTTCGACCAGCTCGACCACGCGCTGCTCAGCGGGCAGCTCACCACCGACCGGCTCGCCGCGCTGCAGCCGCGCACGCAGTGGACGCGCATCGAGACGCACCCCGAGATACTCGCGCAGCCGTACGTCGTCGCGCTCGGCACGTACCTCGAGCCGCGCAAGGACGGCCTACGCGTCATCGTCACGCTCGACCTGGCGTCCGACGTGGGCGCGGGCGACTGGCTGCACCTGAGCGTCTCGCGCGAGCGCAGGCTGCCGACCTGGGGCGACCTCGTCTCGACGCGCGACATGCTCGGCTACGAGGAGCTGTACTTTCTGCAGCAGCTGCCGCCGCGCAGGTACTGGCTCAACGTGCACCCGTACTGCCTGCACCTCTTGCACAGGCTCGACCAGGACGCTGTGCCGCGTCTGCTCTGGGAGGGGCAGGAGGGCGGCGACGGATCGAACTACCAGCACAGCAAAACAAGGACAAGGCCATGAAGACATACCGAGCAAAGATCAAGAGCAAGTCGCCCTACTCTCAGTCTCGTTATCACCAGACCGAGCACCTCGACAAAGAGGGCGACGACGCCTACGAGCGACGAACGTGGCGCGAGCGCATGCACTACGACGAGAACGGCGAGGTGTTCATCCCGCCGATGAGCCTGAAGAACTGCCTGGCTGAGGCCGCGAAGTTTCTGAGCGTGTCGATCAAGGGCAAGGGCAAGGCGACGTACACGAAGCACTTCGAGGCTGGCATCATGGTGACGACACCGATCAGCCTCGGCATCAAGGTGCAAGACGTGCCAGTCGAGGCGCTGTTTGTGCCGAGTAACGGCAGGCGCGGAGGAAGCACTCGCGTCACCCGGTACTTCGGACGCATCCCCAAGTGGTCGGGCGAGTTCGAAATCAACGTGCTCGACGAGACCATCACCAAGGACGTTCTCGAGCTGCACCTGTGCGAGGCCGGCAGCTTGATCGGCATCGGGCGCTTTCGCCCGCGCAACAACGGCTACTACGGTCGCTTCGCTGTCGAGTCGCTAGAGGAGGTGGTGTCATGAGCGGGAGCTCTGCCGCACGACGCGTGGCGCTGCTGTCCGAGCCGACTCAGAAGGTGCTGGAGCGCATGCGGACAGCTGCGGTCGGAGACATGGTGCCATGGGAAGAACTCGAGGCGATCACCGGTCGACCACGTGACGCTGTGCGAGACATGGCGCGCACAGCGTCGAAGCGGCTGCAGAACGACGAGAAGATGCACTTCCGCACCTGCATAGCGGTAGGCGTAGAGCGCATCCCATTCACGACTGTCGCGCGCGAGGAGCTGCCTACGCAGCGTAAGCGCATCGGCGCAGCAGCAGGCCGTATGTTGCGCACAACGGAGAACGTCATCCTCGATGGCATGAGTCGAGACGACTGCGACCAGGTATTGCTCCACCAAGCGATTGCTGGTGTGACGCAGATAGCGTGCTCGAACGAGGGGCTCAGACGCCTACGCGCAAGCACTAGCGCTCTCGCGACAGTCCCACCGTTCTCTCCGAGAGAAGCCGCAGAGATGCTCTTCTCTGAGTGAGCGCAGCATGGATTGACTCGGTTTGGCTGGGCAGGGCAGGACGTGGACGCAGCATCGCTTGGCGTGGCTAGGCTCGACTCGGCAGGGCAAGACAAGACAAGGGCAGTACCCAAAAGTTTTCGCGCTCGCGCGAGCGGGTGTGTTTCGGTGACAGGGCAACTCAGGGGCATTGCAAGACGGGACGCGGCATGGCGGGACTCAGCAACGCCGGGCTCAGCAAGACAAGGCAAGGGCAGTACCTAAGCAGCGAGCAGGCTCGGGAGGGCAGACCATGACTGACGACACAGCAGACAACCTCGCGGCCGCGCACGCGCAAGGCGCCGACGTCATCCGCGCCGTCAACGGGTGGTGCTTCGAGCGCGGCATGTACGTCGTCGCGATCGGGCGCGTCGCCCACCACGACCGCTACCACTGCCGCGTGCAGCCCGCGTACGGCGCCGACGTGCTGTGCGTCGAGAGCGACACGCTGTCCGGTCTGCTCGAGCGGCTGAACAGGTGGCACACGACCGGCAAGCCCGATGGCTGACCGCGAGCACGATGGCCGCGTGACCATCACGGCGAAGCACGAGGGTCCGGCCCAGGCAGACACGATGGTTTTCCTGGCTGGGCAAGAGCAGTCGTTTCACTGCTCTTGCGGCTGCAACGTGTTCAAGCGCGTGAAGCCGCACGAGCTCCGGTACCGCTGCAACTCATGCAGGGCTGTCTACGAGGGGACTGCACGCCATGGCTGACAAGCCCAAGCTCAAGCCCAAGCGCCCTCGCCTGCGCGCGCCAGCCGCGCCGCGCGTCGGGCCGACGCCGCTCAGGGTCTACCGCGCCGAGCTCTCGAAGCTGCTCGGTGCTGTGCAGCGCGGCGAGCTCGAGCTCGAGGCGGCGCACGCGCAGCTCGCCAAGAACGTGCTCGCCCAGCTGCCCGAGGCCGTCAAGGGGCGCCGCTCGACCGCAGAGCTCGAGGCAATCTTCGACGCCGAGTTTGCGAAGACCTTCCCCGCGCGCGTGCGCATCGTGCGGCAGTCCATCCGCGCAGGCGCAGACGCCGGCCCCGCTGCCAGTCAGCAGACGTTCCGCGCCGTGATGGGCGACGAGGTGCTCGACGCGCAGGTCCGCGCGACGTCTGCAGCCATGTCCGAAGCTGCAGACCGCATCGCCGGGCGCATCACCGTCGACAAGGTCGGGCTGACCAAGCGCATGCGGCGCGTCGACCGCGAGGTCTCGCAGCAGATGGCAACCGAGGTGCAGCGCGGCATCAGGCAGAAGCGCGGCATCCTCGGCGCAGCGCGCAAGATCGAGCGCATCGACCCGCGCGCCGTCGAGCTCCCCCAGTACCTACAGGACCTCGAGGCCGCCGCACGCGCAGGCGACAAGGGCGCGGTGCGCGACATTGCGCGCAGCTACGCGGGGCGCATCGCCAAGCTGGGCGAGGCGCAGACAGACGGCACGTTCATCGCGAGCAAGTACAGCCTCAAGAGCGCGACCAAGAAGTTCGTGCGCGAGGTGCAGACCGCCAGCGACAGCCAGCTCGACAGCGTCGTCAAGCGCTACGTCCAAGACAAGCTCGCCTTCCAGGCCAACCGCATCGCACGCTCCGAGACGGTCGAGGCGATGCGCCAGAGCTACGTCAAGCAGACTGCAGACAAGCCCGGCGTGGTCTGCTTCGAGTGGCGGCTGAGCAACCGGCACGAGGCGGCGTTGCACGGCGGCTCGAAGATGGACGTCTGCGACATCCTCGCGAACCAGAACGCGTACGGCCTCGGGCCTGGGCGCTACCCGGCTGAGCACGTGCCCGCGATGCCGCACCCGAATTGCCTCTGCACGGTGCACGCCGTCATCGACCGCAAGTTCTTCGACCGCCCTGCAGACGAGGATGGCCAGGTGCCCGAGGACATGCAAGACCACGAGTCGCCCGACGCGGCCGGCTGGCTCGCTGCGAACCCGGACAAGGCGCGCGCCATCCTCGGTCCGACGCGGCATGCGCTGCTCGAGAAGGGCGTGCCGGTGCTCGAGCCGACCGGGCAACCCAAGCGCGTCGGCGACCTGCTCAAGCCCGGCGCCCGCAAGGCAGTCCCGCGGTGACCCTGCTCGCGCTCGACCTGCTGGTCGGCGTGCTCATCGTCTGGGGCCACCTGCACGTCGAGTCGCGCTACTGGCCCGCCGTCGCGCTGTTCTGGGCGCTCGAGTGCGCCGTCGACGCCTGGGCGTACTGCGCGACCCGCGCCCGGCAGCGGCGCCGCTGAGCGTCTGCGCCAGGTCGCACGCGAGATACCTGTGCCGGGCTTGTTATTGCTCGCTCGGGGCGCTGTGAGAGCATCCGCGCCAGCGCTGGCAGCTCCCACCCGTGGGCTGCCGAGAGCGCGTGTTCGCACGGGGAACACCGGCTCTGCCGGGGAGACGAGACCACCCATGACCACGCCCTTCAAGCACGCCCGCAGTCACGCGTACGCCGCCAGCGCCTTCGAGCGCGAGGCGTTCGACCCGCTGTGCATGCGCGAGCCCATCGTCCGCAGCGCGACTGTCTGCAACGCCTCGCCGCTGTTCGCACTGCGCGACGTGCTGCGCGCACCGGACGGCGACCCTGCCCCAGGCGGGCAGACGTTCTCGCAGGAGCAGGTCAACGCGATCGTGCAGGAGCGCGTGGGCAAGCTCAAGGTGCAGCTCGACGCGGCGACCGCTGCGCTGAGCGAGCTCGACAGCATCAAGACGCGCCTGGCCGAGGCGGACGCTGCACGCGAGGAGCAGCTCGAGCAGGAGAAGCTCAAGGGCAAGAGCGAGCTCGAGAAGCTGCAGCACAACCTGCAGAAGAGCACCGAGAAGCAAAAACAGCTCGAGGCGGACTGGCAGGCCAAGGTCCTCGCCGCCGAGCAGAACGCCGCCAAGGCAGCAGACGCGCACCGGGGCTACGTGCAGCGCCACCTGGTCTCGAGCGCGCTGGTCGACGCGGGCATCGCCAAGGGCGCGAGCAAGGCCGCAACGCTCACGTTCCTGTCCGAAGCGCAGATCGAGCTCGACGACAACCTCGAGCCGAAGTCCGTAGCCGTCGGCGGCAAGAGCTTCGCCAAGCTCGCCGAGGCGGCCAAGCAGTACCTCGCAGACAACCCGTTCTTCGCAGGCAAGAGCGACGGCGGCTCGGGCGCACCGCGCTCGCCGCTCCACGGCAACGGCGCTCCGCAGAGCGTCGACCAGATCGCCAACCTCGACGGCCTGCTCTCGGCAGGTCTCAGCGCACAAGCAGCAGCAAGCAAGTCCTCGTAACCAGACCCGCGTGATTGCAGGCGGGCAGAAACACTCAGACAGGAGAGTCACCCGCCATGGCATTTACCCTCTACGAGGCGGCGAAGATCGCCCGCAACCCGCTCACTCGCGGCGTCTTCTTGGGCATCGCGGTCACCAACGAGCTCTTCAGCCGAATGCAGTTCGTGCCGAAGTCGGGCTCCGCGTGGACCTACCCTCGCGAGAAGGCGCTGCCCACGATCGAGTTCGTCGACCCGGCCAACCCAGTCACCGTCGAGTCGTCCGCGACGTTCGACGACGTGACGGTGCCGCTGCGTCTCATCGAGACCGACGTCGACGTGCTCAACACGGTGCTCAACCAGACCGACCCGAACGGCGACCCGCGCGCCATCCAGCTCAAGCAGAAGCTCAAGGCCCTCGGCATGAAGCTGCAGGACCGCATGCTCGGCGGCGGCTACGTGACGAGCGCAGTCTTCGACCGCCCTGCCGTCTCGCCCGCTCTCGCGCTCGTGTTCGTCAGCGCCAGCGCGCACACGGACTCGACGCGCTTTGGACCGGGCGACATCAAGTACACGCACGCCGGCACGCTCTGGAGCTACCGCGCGCCTGGCGATCGCACGTTCGGCACGCCCGTCGCAGTCGCTGCGAACAGCACCAACGTCGTGCTGAGCAGCGACAACCCGAACAAGAAGATCGTCCTCAACATCACGGTCGCCTCGGCGACTGCAGACGGCGTCGTGTCGGTCAGCTTCGCGACGACCACGCACGAGTTCGACGGCCTGCCCAAGCTCATCCCTGCGTCGCAGACCATCCCGTCGACGGGCACGGACGGCGACGCGCTGACCTTCGACGTGCTCGACCAGCTGCTGTTCGAGAAGCTCAAGGAGCGCGGCAATGCGGCGTTCTTCATGAACGCCAAGCTCAAGCGCAAGTTCATGGCGCTCGCACGTAGCGCTGCAGGCGGCATGACGCCCGAGCAGCTCTCCATCGGCGTGCTGGGCATGAACGGGCAGCCCGCGCAGATTCTGGTGCCGCAGTACAACGGCATCCCGATCTTTCAGGTCGACGACGTGCCGAGCAACGAGGCCAAGGGCGCAAGCACCAACCTCTCGTCGGTCTACATCGCGAGCCTCGAGGCCGAGGTCGGTCTGTACTTCGGCGTGCAGCAGCAGTCCGAGCAGGCGCTCGCGGCGCTCACGCCGTACGACGCGGTCATCGGCGGCGTCAAGATGTACGACATCGGCCAGCTCGAGGGCAAGGCCGCCTTCCGCACGCGCGTCGAGTGGTACGGGTCGCTTGCGCTCGGCAGCGAGTACGCAGCGGCGCGCGCCTCCGAAATCAAGACCTGACCAACCGCAAGCGCTGCGCGCGCTGGCTGCGCAGCTCGGAGCTCGACCATGGGACTAGCGCTAGACGACGTGCCGTATGAGCCGGCGACCGAGTACACCGATCGCTGGGTGTTCGCGCTCAGCGACACGCTCGAGGGCGAGCACGGCGGCACGTTCTTCGAGGCAGGCGTAGCGACGCGCCCGGTCGACGTGCGCGGCCTGCGCAAGTTCATCTGCGCGCACATCGTGCTCGGCGCGCTGCGCGTCGAGGGCGCGCCGCTCGAGCTCGGCGACACCAGCAAGCTCGTGGGCGATGGCGGCGAGGAGGGCGAGGGCGAGGGCGAGGGCGAGACCGACCCGAACGCGCCCACGGGCGGCACGCTGCCCGCCATCCCTGGCATCGACAACGCGCTGCCGGGGGAACAGCCCGGCATCGACAACACGCTGCCGCCCGAAGTGCCGCCCATCGGCACGACGCTGCCGACGCGCCCTGGCGTCGACAACGAGCTGCCAGGCGAGCAGCCCGGCATCGACAACGAGCTCCCGCCTGAGCGTCCGCCCATCGGCGCGACGCTGCCCGAGGGGCCCGGTCCTGACAACACGCTGCCCAGGCCAGAGCTGCCTGACGAGCTGCCGCCTGTCGGCGTGACGCTGCCTGAGCGCCCCGAGGGCGGCACGCTGCCGTCCATTCCCGAGGCTGGGCAGGAGCTGCCCGACCCCGAGCCCATCCCGGACAACGAGCTGCCAGGCGAGCGCCCGCCCGTAGGCGCGACGCTGCCGACGCGCCCCGGCATCGACAACGAGCTGCCGCCCGAGCCCGATCCTGCGCCCGAGCTCGAGCGCCTGCGCGAGCAGGAGCGCGCCCGCGAGCGCGAGCGTCGGCGCGAGCACGAGAAGCCCGTCCCGCCGCCCCACACGCCCAGCTGGAGCGAGAAGCTCAAGGGCAAGAAGGGCAAGTGACGTGATCAGCATCGTCGCCGACTTCGACGCCTTCCATGCTGCGTTCGCGCAGCTCGAGGGCGCGATGCGCAAGCGCCTCGAGCAGGGTCTTGACCTGACGCTCGAGAGCATCGCCGCGCACGCGAAGCTGACGACGACGTTCACCGACCGCACGGGCGCGCTGCGCAACTCCATCCAGTCAGACGGCGTGACGGTGACCGGCAACGGCGAGATGTTCGGCATCGTCAGCTTCGCCGCGACAAGCCAGGACGGCTACCTGTACGGGCTGGCGCAGGAGTTCGGCACGCGCACCGGCGTGACCGAGAAGCGCTTCATCCGCGACGCCATCGATGCCGAGGATGGCGACATCCTCGAGAGCGCCATGGGCCGCGCCTTCAAAGACTGCGGCTTCGAGGTGCGCTGATGGCACTCGCGGTCGACAGCATCTGCACCGACACGGACCTGGCCAACCAGGTCGGCGGGCTGTCCGAGCTCAACCGCATCAACAAGGACCAGCCGACGCGCGACGTGTTCCGGCAGGCCGCGCTCGCAGACGCCATCGCAGCGCTCGCCTCGCGCGCGCCGCCCTTGCACGAGACCGACCTCGCCAACCCGGTCGAGCTCAAGCTCGCCGTCTGCTACCGGGCACTGAGCAAGATCTACTTCGCGGCGATGGCCGCGCAGGACGACCGCAACCACACGCTCGCGCGCAACTACGAGCGCGAGTACCTCGGCGCGATTCACGGACGCTTCACGCCCGCAAGCGGCGGCGGCGGCGCGGTCGGCGGCTCCACCTTCCCATTCGAGCGGAGGTGACCCGTGGCCGATAACGCGCTCGACGTCATCCCCGACCCGCTCGTCACGCCCGTGCTGGCGCTGCTCTACGACGCCATCAACGCTGACCTCGCGATCGACATGGCCGCAGCCGGCGTGCCTGTCGAGAACGCCGTCAGCACGACGTCGCACGTGCCGTTCACGCTGACCATGGTGGGCGCAGGCGCGCTGCCGGCGCTGCACTGCTATCGCGTCCGGTCGCGCTCGAGCCAGCAGACCGTGCAGTGGGTCAATCACACGAGCACGCTGCAGTTCGTGTACGCGACGCCGGCGGCGGGGCGCGAGCAGCTCGACGTGCGCTGGCCGCTGCTCGACCGCGTCTGGCACGCGATGCTGCGCGCGCTCAAGCGCGGCTACCACCCGGCGCACGCGGACGGCGGCGACGTGCTGCTCGAGGCGGGCGTCATCCGCATTGATCTCTCGACCGCCATCAAGCGCGAGGCGTTCATCGAGGCAGGTCAGCAGACCTTCCCCGGCTTCGTGGCGGAGATCGACGTGGTCTGGCGCGATGCGAACGACGTCGACCAGGGCCCGTTCTACCCGGCGCTGAGCTTCGACGCGCTGCTCTTCACCGACCGTCCGGTCGACACGGAGACCGAGGCCGACGTGCACGCGCGCGCCGTGCTGCCTGCGGGCGTACCGCCCGGAAAAGACTTTCCACCACCTGACGACTGGAGTCTCGACAATGGCTGATACGCTCAGAGTCCGCGCCGTCGAAGGGCGCTTGCTGCAGTGGGAGGGCGACGCGCATCGCGGCTACGTCGGCTGGTCGACTGCGCCTGCGGGCGCGGCGTACGACCACGAGATTGACGGCGTCGTGAAGCTGGCGATGAGCGAGGCGCCCGTCGACGTGCCCAACACGATCTACTACCGCAAGGCGCTGTCGTGCGGCGACCTCGACGACGCGACGGGCGAG